CACATCGAACATAATACGATCTACGTTGCCGTCTTGCATGCCTCGTAGAAGTGCTTGTTCGATAAATTCGTAACCGGTTGCGAAACGGAACGCATAGGGGAACTTGTTGAGCAAGACCCCTTGCACCGGGATAATCAAAGTGCCGTCGACGACCGTGTAGGGTCGTGCCCACGGGCAGTCTTCCCAGAAAGTTTCAGTAATCAACATAGCTTGTTGATCCGCGATCTGACCATCTTCGGCCAGCTCTTCGATCCGGGTTTCGGCTCGGATTTGATACTCTTCTGCCGTAGCAAGATCGTCTGGATTAACAAGCCAATACTGGTTGCGCGTCGTGGTTTCGGGTTTACTCATCGGGGACATCTCCTGTTGACGCTGTGTTTCCGGTTGAAGTGTTGGCTTCGTTCACGGTTCCACTCGCTGCGTTAATAGCATTAGATTCACCAAACACAACATCCAATTCTTCCAAAAGACCGCGCTCTTTAGCGACCTGATGGAAATGCTCGCGGTAGTCCGTACCGTGGAGTTTACCAATTTCGATCTCGTAAGTCGATAGACCTTTCTCGATCCGGAGGATGGCGGCTTGGGTTTCTTTGAGTTCGTCGATCTGGGCATGTCCCGATCCGAGCCATTCGCAACGGCAGTACCACTCTTTGTTGAGACCGTCGTAGAAATTGGGTGCGCTTGTCACGCCTTTCATGGCTTCGATACGACCGTTGTTCAATTCTTCTTCCAGCCAAACGATGTAGCATTGATGGGCGAATTGATCGGCCACCATGGCTTTACGGGCCATCATCGTTCTTTGCGTCATATTCATTCCGGCACGGATCGACGAATAGTTGGTGTTGCGGAGATCGCCTGCCAGCTCTTCGTAGGTCATGCCCAGCGATGCGGCCAAATTGCGCAATAGGGACATTTCGAAGTCGTCTCCGACGCCCCCGGGCGACCCGGCGTTCATGAGTTTCAGCTTGGTGCCGGGCCAAAGGTGGGGTATTTTAGCTCCGTCCACAGACAGGTTCCGAGAACCTTTACCGAATTTGCCTTGCGCCTCCAACGTACGACCTGCGAAGCCGAGATACAATTCGACTGGGTCGATACCTCCGCTCCCGTTGCCCATCATTTGGAACACTTGCTCTGTCGGCAATTCACTTTCGATAGTGGCTGCGAAAGAAGCATTCAAAACCGCGTTCTGGAGAACCACTTCGCGATACTTGTGGGCCATCTTGCTTTGTTTCAGAGCAGTGACGATCTGGGAAATACCACGAGTTTGGGCGATCCGTTGTTGTTCCATGATGTGGATGATCTGCCGCCGACCCCACGGCTTACGAGCAAGAATACGTGTTGATTGCGCATTGCTTCCTGCGAAAGCTGCCTCGTGCGGATATCCTTCATGGATGTGATAGGCGATAGGTCGTCCAAATTTGTTACGTTCAACTCCGCCTCTGATTTTCTGGTTCTGAACAAACAGTCCTCGGATGCCCCCGCCGAAAGCGTATGGGGTCAGAAGTCTGTCCGGGTCAATCAGGTTGATGGCGGTCCGTCCGGGGCGGTCTTGTTCACGCATCCATTCGACCGAAGCAAGGATTTCTTGGTGATCGACGTAGCTGACAATCGCCAGCCGCACCAAGCCGGTGAACGTGTTTCGACGAGCTGCGTCGAGCCAGCGACCATCCCCTTCGGCGTAAGCTTCCCAACGGGCTTCGACTTCCGCGCTGAACTCTTTGGCCCATTCTTCCGTCAACCCAAGTCTTTCCCAATTGGGTTTGGCTTGAAGGCGGTAACGTGAACCGACCACCGCATCCCGGTGGAATTCTGCACCGTGAGCCACGTACGCGTCGTTGCGACGCAAGTCCCGCGAGCGGGCTGTGGCTACATATTTGTCCGGGATAACATCCCCGTCGGCGGACCGGTTGAACGGCTGCCACAAAATGAATTGGCGATCGAATTGATCGGCACCGTCATAGCCCCCGCCATAGAGGGCCATGTCTTTTGATCCGGTATTTTGGTCGGGAAGATTCGCACCAATCATCTCTAAAGTAGCTTGGTCGAAATCGTCCATCTGTATCGTCTGATCTGTCATCGTATATCTCGTTCGAGGAAGAAGAGGAATTCGTCACTGGTTTGAACTGTCATCTCCAGAGGCCCGCGTTGCGTACTTGGGTCACATTCGAAGCGAAGTCGTTCAATGTACTGACGGAGGCGGCCACTGTCGGTTGTTTTGTACTCCACGCGCTCGCCGTTTTGATCGACGAATACGCGAGCTTGGGTGCCCATCAGGAGTTTGTGATAAGCGTCTTCCGCCTCTTCGAGACGGGTGAGCAATTTCATGCGGCGGCGCGCCTCGAACTCTGCTTTTGCGGCGGCGAATTCTTCGTCTGTCGTGGGCATCACGCCACCTCCGATCCAAGTTTTTCAAAGTCGATCGGTTCCCGCTTGGGAGCAATCAGCTTATTTCCTTCAGTCGGATGGAAGACGAGATCGTTACGATCCCACTCTTCGGCCCATCCGGGTGGGCTGGACCAGAAGTCCGGGGCCTCAATATTGATATCTGGATGTATGCACGCGGCCAGACAATACGTCAAGAGGTCCCAACTTTCGTTCCGATAGCTGTTCGGGTTCTCCCACTTGCCTTTCTCGTTCTTCACCTCGACCGTAAGTTCGACATAGAAGTTGTGATCCAGCCATAGAGGGTAGTTGATTCGACCACCGAATGGTTCGGTTCTATCCAAAGCTCCGTCGAGTTCATTCTTGAGCATATCTGAGTGAAGCATCCCGACGGGTATCTCACCGCGTGCTCCCGCAAACCGGTCCTTGCGGCTGCTATCTGGGAAAGTAATTCGGAGCCGGGGTGCGCCAAGTTTCGGACGACCTGCGACGAGTAAAAACCGGGCTGCCAAGCCGGGGGGTATGCCGGACTCTTCAGGGGGCATGCGAAGTGTCCGGTAGAAATTGTATGCGTTCTTTGTCACCCCGGCGGAACCGCCCGAGTCACAAAGCGTTATTTTAATCGGCATTTCTCGATCCGAGCCGTCAGCGAGTGGGTAGCTTTTAAGCAGCACTTCGTTCACCAGAGCCAACCAGTCTTCCGAGTACGCTCCCGGGTTGACCCACATAAACCCGCCTGCTTTTTCATCCGGACGATTAGATTTCACGACATCGAAACGATCGACAATCCACTTGTCTCCGCCGAGCCCTATGCCGTGTACTTGGACGACAAATCGATTCTTCTGGACGTCAATGCACGCCACCAAAAAACGGACCCCGTCTGGCACGGTCTTCTTGCCGAAGTCGCGGGCACGGTCTTTCAAGTCCTCGGGCATGCGGAGTTGTTCGACTTTCTTAGGGCGATAGGGCAACGCTTGTTGTGTGTTCACCGTTGTTTGTAGATACGTTTCGTCCCCGCGGCTCTTATACGCCTCTTGGGCTTTCAGCCATGCGAACACAATATCTTCCCAAGTTTGGAACCGGGCGCACGGACCCTTGAGCCAAAAACTAGCAATCTTGGAACGGTTTGGTACTCCAATGATCTCGCCGTTTTCTGCCCATCGCTGACCTTCTATGAGCCATCGGGCGTGTTCTTCGTTCATCTCATTCTTGCCGGGCACATCACCCGTCGTGTGTTCGTAGACCTGACCACAATGAGGACATGGCATGTAGGCTTGTTCAGCCGCTTCTAGCAAGTCCTCGCAATCTGGCCATTTCAATAGACTGAAATCTGGTTCGAAGGACCCGTTGCAAGATACACATCGCCAGTGCCAGCGACGGCGATCGCCTCGGTTGTAGAGACCGAGAATACCTTCGCACGGAGGAGCTTCGTGTGGCCTGTCGGCGCTCATAGCCCAACGGGGGTCGAGTATCGGGAAACTAGGAGTGGACTCCGCAACGGTCATCGCATTGCGACGGAAAGTGGTTGCACGTTTGGCGGCCAAGTCATACGGGGAGCCCTCCCCTTCAACGTCCATCGGCATGCGGTCGTAATCTGTCAAGAACAGTCGCGGGATAGACTTAGAAGCGAACTCGGTCGCGGAAGGCCATGTGATCGTTAGGATCATGCCGTTGCGATATATTTTACGATGCTGTCCGTCTGCCGCGGCTCCCGGCGCGAGTCTCATTCCGATCTGCTCGCTGTCCCGGTGGAGTCGGTCGATCCGGCGGGTGGTGAAATCGGCAGCCTGCGTCTTAGTCATCTGATAGATGGCCATGTCCGCCGGATCAGTCATCACTGAATGGGCGATCCAACTTTGAATGGACTGCGTATTGTGTGTTGGAACTAGGGATCGTCCGGCCAAGTATAGACTGTGTGGGTCATCGACTTGTATACATTTTACAGGTCTTGTTTCCACAGAACGGATGGCCGTAATCCGGAGGCACCTGCTTTGGGCCGTACGCGGTTTGGTTGTAGCTATTATCGCCGCTTTACGGGGAAGAGAGAACACTTCACTCGCAGACTGAACCGACCATGTTACCCGATGACGGTCTTTTTTTCGAACCCCGTTTAGTTCGGCTTTATGCGTATTGAGCCGGGGCCTATACCCGAGAGATTGGGCTAGTCGGAGGACGCCTTGCGATAAGGCGTTTTCACACGAACTGAACGTAACCCGCCGCCCTGTTTGTCGAGAGATTGTTCCATCCGAATCCATGAGTCCTTTTAGCAGTTCTCGACGAACCTCGGGACCTGCGTTCAAGTACGAAGTTGGAATAAACTTATCGGCACGGCGTCTGTTCTCTCGAAGACCGATACGAGTTAGTCCCTCTACGAAAGCCAACGGCGTGCCGGACTGTTTGACATGGAAACGAGGGCACTTACCGGGAACCGGTGACACTTCGTCGACGTGGATTCCACGAGTGTTCATTTCGCGAATGAAAGATTCTACGTCCGCTGCTCCCACTGAAATGTATCCGCTCTGACGACAGCCGTCGCCTAGCCAATATCCTAACAGATACGGGTCCACCCATAGAGGCTCTTTGTTTCGAGTTTTGATCGGTTCGTGTGGGGGTAGAGTGAAAACCGCCTGCTTACGGCTTTTAATTCCCCGTTCGATAATCTGCTTCGTTGTCAGTGTCTCCGGCATTTTTCGGTGTATGCTCTGCACCGTCCATTGATGTTCAGCATCAGCCACCAATGTCGAACCGTCAGAAAATTGAACTTCGAAACACTCCCTATCATACTGATATTCCGTCGCGAATATCACTTTGGTGAGATTACCCGAAGGGCTGAACACTTTGTCGCCTTTTTTAAGAGCGCCCATAGTGGTCCAACCGGATACAGTCCTCATGGGAGTGTCCACGTCGAGAGCTTTACCGCACTGAACCGGGCCGCAGAATACCATGCCTATGAAAGCTGTACTGTTCAATAGGTTGGTGGGTTCGATCATGTACGGGGTAAAATTCCCTTGGAACTGGCCGACGTAACTTCCGTATTGTTTGATATAGACGTACTTCTCTGCCGCCTCGATAACCGACAGGCGTTCAAGCGGGCGGCTTTCGACAGCTATCTCGTATATCAATTGTTCCAGAGTGGGGCCGTCTGGGATGAGTTCAAGAGCCGTGCTCATCGGCGTACTCCTCCAACCAGACTACTTCCGAACGGGTGGCCCGCTCTTTGGCGAATTTTTGCATCCCTCGTAAGATGTCTTGGGACAGGGCGTCAATCAAGGTGTTGAGAAGTTCTCTCTGCTCATCGGTGATGCCTTTGTTCTCTTCGATAGTGTCGACCCAAAGAGCGGTCTGGGCTCGGATGATCTTAAACACCTCCCCAAATGCTTCGATGACCGTCGCCGTGGGCCATAGTTGATTAGCTTGCTCCATAGTCTGTAGACGGACTTTAAGACCTTGCCAGAAAGCAGCGGAAAGCTTGGGGGGTAAATCTTTGGGGTCGAGGTTTTTCAGATACTCTTCAATATCGGTGATTGGATCAACCAAATGGGGCATGGCTGTCTTGAGATCATACTTCGCTTGGTTCTTCGCTCCGGACATGGGCGTCACCACCGACAATCGACGTTTGACTTCGGCCAAGTCCATACGCATCATCTTCGCCAACCATGTGGCGGACACGCCTTTCATGACATGCTCCAAACGCAATTCCGGTTTTTCATTATCCACTAACGCTTGTTCTGCCCGAGCACGACGGCGTTCCGCCCGTGTCAAAGGTGCCGGTTCTGGCGCTATCGCGCCCCCCAACATTGCGTCTAATTCATCGTCGACCATTCGCGCGCTCCACTATATTCCGCATGACGTTGAACGCCTCGGTAATCCTCTCTTGGTTCGCGCCTTTGACTTCAAGGGCCTTCAGTTGACGAACGTCGTAAGTATTCCGGGCTACGATGATCTTCTGAAAGACGCGATCTGCTTTTTGTCCACGGCGGTGAATCCGCTTATTGAATTGTTGATACAATTCTAGGCTCCATGTCAAGCCGTACCACACCATTATGTTGGTTCCGAACTGGAAGTTCATGCCGTGACCGGCACTTGCTGGATGGACCAGCATCAGGGGGATTTGTCCGGCATTCCAGCGTTTGAGGTCATCGGGTCTATCCCCGAATACCGCGGCGGAATTCCCGAACCGTTTGAGGATCGCGTCTCTGTCGAACTGGAAAGAATAGGCCACCAGAATCGGGCGATCCCCAGCGTCATAATATATTTTCTCCAGCTCTTCCAGCTTCCGGTCGTGTACGCGGTGACTAATTTTCTCCGTGTCGTATATCGAGCCGTTGGCAATTTGCAGGAGCTTGTTGGCCAATACGCCGTTGTTAACCGCTTCTACATCTATATCTTGGAGACAGTATTCCCGTTGCATCTCGCGATACAATTTGAGGGAGTCTGGGTCGAGGTTGACCCAGTGTATTTGCTTGACCAGTGGTGGGAGTTTGACGTGATCTTTTTCTCGGAAAACGAACATGACGTCTTTCAAGATTTCAGTGATCTCACTTTCCGAATGGTCGTGCGGCTCGATCTTCTTATCGCCCCAAGGGCTTTCATAGAACCAGCGCCGTTTATACGCCTTCAATGTGGGGTAAAGCCGTCTGCCTCCGTCTACAAGGAATATCTGCCCCCAAAGATCGAGCAGACCATTGGGGGTTGGGGTGCCGGTCATGCCGACGTATCGTTGTATCATGCCCGACCGGCGGGCTTCAGCCAGAACTCCGAATTCGGAGATGTTGCCCCCCGAAATGTACCCTTCTTCCTCCATCTTCCCTGTCTCTTCGTCGAAGACCATCCGGGTTTTTTTGACTTCGGCAGAGCGTTCTTGTCCGGCTTTCCGGCGAGAACATTCGTCGTCTATGACTCCATCGTAGGGCCACTCGCCGCCGCATTCCGCCCAGAGCCATTGTAGGTTTTCTCGATTTATGATGTGGAACGGGGCGGAGCTTTGCATCGCTTCTCGCCGCTGTTCCGCCGTCCCGAGAATGGGGCTGAACGTAGTTGCTCGTCCGAAAGCCCATATCCAGAATTCATCCGGCCACGTATCTTCAGCCACTTTTTTGGGCGCGATGATAAGCCAACGGCCCACTTTTCCTTTGGCCAAACATCGGCGAGCGCCGTGCAATACCGACGCGGTTTTACCTAACCCCATTTCGGCGGCGATGATGACGCCTTTTTTCTTGTAAACAAGGTCTGAAATTTGACGCTGGTGTGGGTCCATATCTCCCGTGGTCAGAATCCTATCAGGAGTTCCGTCTATTAGATCGCGCATCAGCGCGTCCGGACACCATCGGTTTGCGACAATCATTAAAAACCCAGAATTTCACGAGCGTGATCCATCGACTCCACCACGTAGGCTTCCAATCCTCGTTCCTTCATTAAACGGATTTCCTTCTTTTGTTGGCCCGAAAGAACTCCGCCTCCGGATGGTTTTTTGAATTCCATGAAAACTACCCGCTTGTGTTTGTAGAACAGGTAGTCCAACGCTCCGCGGCGACATAAGTATTTTACTTTGCGCGCTTCCCAGCCGTCGGCTTCTGCGCGAGTGACGACGTCGTGTTCGAACGCAGCTTCTTCGTTTTTTCTTCGTTTGGCCATTTAAATCGAGCCCCCTCTGCTATTGTCGTCTCGTATCGCCTCTAGGGCGCTCTTAACAAATACCGCGGCCAGTCGCGGATTTATCGCGTTTCCGTACGAAAATAATGCCCCCATGCTTCGGGAATTTGCATTAACCACCGGCTCAATTCCGGATTTAATCCTACGCGTGTACGCTCCAGAAATAGTGGGTCTGTATTCGACATGTTCTTCGGCGGAGTTCCAACCGCTTCGGCTTCTAAACCCGATTGCTTCCCTAGCTCGTGTCGTCGTATCACTTGTTTCGTTGAAGAATAGCGCCATTTCCGGTCTGAAGCCATCGGCGTAGGCCACCCAATACAGGCGTTGTCTGACGTTCTCCGCCCCGACGCCCGCAGAGCACAGATCGGCTCCTGCCGACCTATATCCCATTTGGTCCATTTGTAAGAATAGGTGTCCGAGCCAAGACCTTCCAGCCGGGCTCGCAACCTGTTCTCCAAAAATAATTGGAGGTCGTTGGTTCTTAACGAGGTCGAGGAAAGAGGGGAGGAGATGTCGTTCATCTTTAAATCCTTTGTTTTTACCACTGGTACTGAAAGGTTGGCACGGTAGAGATGCCGACCAAACGGGGGCTGAATCTAATAGTCCGGCAGCTCGGAAAGCTAAAGACCACAACCCGATGCCGGAAAAGAAATGAGCTTGTTTATACCCAATCAAGTCTTCTGTTTTTAATTCTCTTATATCCTGCCTTGACACTTCGCCAGAGGCAACATGGTTTCTTTCTTGCAAGTATTCAACACAACGACATCCTTGTTCATCTATGTCGTTGTAGAAAACGTCTGTTAGAGGGTCGCTCGGCATTTTCATTCAGTCCTTCGTCATGTGTGTGGTGATAAACCCGCCAGTGGATAACGGAATATCGGGTGCCCACGATGGGCGCTCACTCATGCAGTCCATGAGTATCTTCAATTGTCTTTCGGCTTCGGCTTCCGGGGCCAGTATAAGGATTTGGTCATGGATGTGAAGGAATACGTCTAAACCTTCCTTCAGAGCCAGAGACAATCCGTGTTGCAGTATATCCCGCGCAATGGCTTGGCAGATATTCTCCGTGAACTTCCCGCCGTGGGTGGACTGAAGACACCAATGTTGTTCTTTCTGTCCATAGTAGTGGACGTTCTCGCGCATCTCACCCCACGGGGTTTTCGCAAGACGAATGTGGGCTTTATAGTAGTGGAGGTGGCGACCCGAGGGCAGCCTCAACCGTAGGAACTTGCCTTTGATGTCGAAACTCACCGGGCCGACTTCGTTCCGGCGTCCAGTCCTCAAAGTATCAAACGCCGCGCGTTCCAAATTGTACCAGAATTTGACGGCATCCGAGTACGTTTCCCTCCAGACCCGAACCGATGTTTCAGCCTCGTCATCGGTCAGTTCGATACCCATGGCCTTAGCGTATCCGAGAAGACCTGTGGCCGCTTCCTCGCCCGAGGATTCGTCGATATATCTTTTGCCCGGTCCGAGCCGATACCCGCAACCAAGAACCGCCGGTTTACTGACTTTACGTTTCTTACCGTTCTTCTCGACCTTGTACTCGTGCCAGAGATGGTCGTACGATTGGTGGTACATATATTGGGCGAAAGATATGTACGGGTCTTTGCCCGACCGGAAGACATCGAGAATTTTCTGATCTCCAGAGGCGTACCCAAGGACCACGTTCTCGATTGCCGAAAGGTCGGCGTCGCATATCAGGTGTCCCGGTGGTGCTTGGATTGTCCCCCGGATGGCTTCGGCCAGAGCAGCCATGACATCGCCACGGATGATCTCCAAAGCATCCCAGTTCCCTTCTTCGATAAGCTTTGCTATCAAGGGCATGTTTTCTGCGATGATGTCGGACGGGTTCTTCATGTTCTGGGGTTGGATGAGTCGTCCACCCCACCGAAGGGTTCGGGCCGCCCCACCGAATTGCAAGGTTTGCTTGATAGTGCCATCTCGGGAAACGCAATCTCGAAACCTACGGTACTTGGTGACTGAGGTCTTGGACAGTTCAGATCGAAGTTCGAGGGCTTCCTTGACGTCCGGGTCTTCCGGGATCAAATGCTCTTCCCGGAGCGCCGAGGCCACGGACGCTTTCCGGAGGTTGTCGAAGACGTACTCCCCGGAGTCTGCCAACCACCCAAGTAATTGGTTTCGACTGTTGGGGTTGGACAGGCCGGTGATCTCTCCGAGGCGTTCGGTGTTCATCACCATGTAGCGATCGTACATGTGCATGGCTTGCACGGCCATCTCTTGGTTTACCGGGACGCCTCGCTCGTTGATCCGACGGTCTTCCCACCATTGTTCCCATATCTCCATCGGCGGAGAATACTTCGACAGGCGCAGGAATATCTCCCGCATCGACGTAACATCCTGTCGGTTATATGCTCTGTATGCGGCCCAATCTTCGGGCTTGTCCCATGGCCATATACGGGTGCGGTCCGGCTGTCTTTTCAGAGGTTTGGCGGGCACCGAAAATATCCGGATCAGCCTCTTACCGTCCTTGGTTTTCTGCTTGTCTTCGGAAAGACCCACCAGCTTGCCGGACTTATCCAACGCGCCGGGGAAGGATAGATAGTAGGCCATTATCATCGTGTCGACGGTCTGTTCGTGCGGGATGCACACGCCTTGGACATTCTTGAATATCGTGTATTCGAAACCTGCGTTCTGGGCGACCTTGAGAACCGTCGGGTCTGTCAGAGCATCCAAATATTCTTGCGGCGGTTCAGTGGGTGTATCGAAATCGCCCATCTGGTCAGCATATTTGTCCCAGTCTTTCGGTTCTTGGAAGTCGAAAGAGTATGCGCCCATTAGGATTTCGGTTGTCGGATGCTCGGCGTAGACCGACGCGCCGGTCTTGCGCAGATCGCATTCGGAAAAGGTCTCGATATCGTGAAACAGAATGCGCTTCACACCGAAGAAGTTTTTGATCTTGCGAAGCATAAGTTCGCGGGGCGACAGTACCATGTTTCTCTCTGGGGCTGGGGGAGGGGAACACCCCCGACTTCAGCCGGGGGTGCCTTAAATCAGGGTTCGGACTAGAAGTCCAAATCGCCGTCATCGTCTCCAAGATCGTCGAAACCGGAGTCGTCATCATCATCGTCCAGAGACGACAAGAATTCCGATCCATCTGTTCCGCCACCTTCGCCGAAAGGTTCGCCGTGAGCAACGAATTGTACGGATTTGAAGTTCGCGTTGATCTTCTTCCCGTATTCGTTGTTCTGTATCCAGAGCTTTACGATAACAATCGCGTAAGCGCCTGAATAGATCAGTCCATCTTTCTTTTCGGTAGGTCGAGCGCGACGATCCAAAGTGGTCGGTGCGTCCGATTCCGAACAGGTGAAGATGAAATGGTTGGGCGATTCTTCCGTAACCCACGTTGCCGGTTCGCCATCTTCGTCAGTGGCGTCCCCGTTCTTGAAACAAGTGTTGCCCTGCGGGATAGACACTTTGCTCGGTGGTGGGAACTTCTCCAATTTGAGGGCTTTCATCGCAGCCTTGATGGCAGCGACAACTTCCGGTCCGCCCATTGAAACTCCGCCCACTTTCTCTGCCTCTTTGGGAACCAGAATTTGGGTTTTGTATCGAGCTTTGCCGGGAGTACCGTCTTTGTTTTTGAAGACCCGGGGTTCGAACGCGTCACAATATGACAGGCGGCCTGCGATTTTGAGAACGTGTTCTTGGTCGGTAGTTACTGGATTGGTCATGTCAAATTTCCTTTTACGTTTTACCTATTACTTAGTCCAGTGGTGTGAGGAGGTCCGTCGCGGAAGCGATTGCTTCTTTCGGGTTGTCCTCGTCGACTATGACGGCCTTACCATCGGATTGAGTTACCAATGGATCAAGTACCAAGTCATAGACCCCATCTCCGAGAGATTTCTCTAACTGAGTTGGGGATTTAACTGCCAAAGTATGGGTGTCTTCCACCTTGTATTTCGACAGTATCTCTAGGACAAGCTCTTCCGTGCCGTCCTTGAATTTCCGTGGGCCTTTCCGCCCTGCGACCAGCTTTTTGCCGGGCACGGGTCGCCCGACAGAGAGGTCCTTGTATAGACGCTCATGGATTTCGTCCAGCCATTTTTTGAACACGGGCGCGTTCTCCATGATCCAAATGGCTTTGTCGATGGGCATACCATGCGCCGTGGATTTAGGTGGAGCCGGGACTTCGATCTCCACGTAGTCCCCTAGATCGGGCAGTAGGGTTTGGGCGATCTCCAAGTTCATATTCATATATGCCGCACACGGAGCAATTCCGTTTTGAGGATCGCCTTTCCGAGCACGACACCACTGACACTGCTTGGCTCCGGGGTTGAATTCGGGGTTGTCCCCGTACACCGATTCCGAGACGGTGTATTCCACCCAGTAGCCCCATTTGAAGAGGTCGTACAGATTGGTTTCCCAGTGATCTCCTCCTCCGCTGGCGCGTGGTTGGAGAATGTGGATGTGGATCGGGAATTGTTCGTATTTTTTCTTGGGAACCGGCTTACCGGCTTCCCAGTCTATGAGTTGCGGCCAGTGTTTGAGGATAGACCCGATTGCATAGAGCTGTAGTTGTTCGTTCTGAAAGGCTTCAACAACGATGCCCGCTCCGAACTTCCAGTCCATGATGTGGATGGCATTTGGTTTGCGCACGGCTCCAGCAATATCCGAAGTACCCGCTTCACCTTCTCCAAGAGGCCACGTAAGATCGCCACGAGTTTCGACGTGGATTTCTCCGTCTCGTCTAAACAGGTCCCGAACGACCTCCAAATCGGCGACCATGCAGTCGGCGTGGTCTTCCGAAATAATCACTTCGAACGGTTTGCCGTCTTCCGCTTCCGCGGGATCGCTGATGAATTTTTCACCGATAAACCGATGGGGGTCCCCGCCATCCAAGAGACACCGTTCGGCAATCTCATGGAGGCAGGTTCCCTCGAAGGCATAGATGGACTCCCAGTTCGGCAACCCCTCCTCCGCGGAAGGGGCTGCGTGACATCTTAGATACCGATGGGCACCCGATGGGCTAAGACGTGAATGGGAACCGGCCATGGACTAGAAGCTCATGTCATCATCTTCACTGTTGGCGACAGGATCGCCTTCAGCCGTTGGGTAGTCTGGCTCGTCGCCGTCTTTGATCGCATTGAAATACGTCACAGCTTCAGCCACACGGTCATCCGGGATCGCAGGGATCACGTACTTGTTCGTGTTGGGGTCTTGGGCGTCAACGAACCGGAGCATTTTGCCCATGGCTTCTTTGACATGGAGTTTGTCTTCGTCAGAACCTTCGGCTTTGACTGTGCCCATGAACGCGGCGACGTCGAGGAGTAGTTGCTTGCGCAACTCATCCGGCGTTGGTTCTTTGGTTTTCTTCGCCCGAGGTTTACGCTTCGGTTTCGGTTTTTCCTCCGCAGGCGGAGTGGTCTCTTCAGTTTCCGTTGGAGCCGCAGCCGCGGTTTTAGCCGCCGGTTTGGCCGCCTTTGTATTGCTATTCAGTGCCGCCAGCACTTTGGTATGGATGGCAGTGTTCGCCTCCACAGCCGCAGTGAGGGCGTCTAGTTTCGCTTCGATTGACATAATTTTTCCTTCGAGTTGAGGGCTATCGACGGGGCTGTCGATGTCCCCTGCCATAAATTCGTTTTTTCGGGTTGTCAACAGCCTGTTTATGTTTTATCGAGGAGAAAACTACGGAGAATGAACATGTCTGACGACTTTGACGATGATATCACTGAAATGCTTGGCGGAGAGGATGTGGTCGAGAAGCTGCACCCCAAGACCCGCGCAAAAAACAGTGAGTTGTTGCAGCTCATGTTGGATATATGCCCCCCGAAGGACGGGGTCGTATCTGTTGCCATTCTAGCCCATCGTTTGGGTGTAACGGTTCAGTGTATATACAACATTGTCTCCCGCGATCGTATCACCTACAAACGGGCGAAGTCGATTTTGGATTTGGACGAAGAAACTCAATATAGTATCTCGGATTTCGCCGACTACATCATATAGTGGCTTGCGTTTTTTGCCCTCATGAGCCATTCTCGGACTTTCCAGATTTATAAAAACACCTGATCGGGTCGCCCTATGTAGACCCGGACGCCATCAGTATGCGGACGAAACATGACAGAGACAAATGACCGAAAAAAAGTCCGAATAGCCGTAGGGGGGAAGAACCGCGGCTTGGTTGACAATGGTACCGTAACTTGGCGCAAGCTGTGTCGTCGTCTTGGCGAAGTCACCGTCACTCCGGAAAAGTTCGTCGAATACCAGCGAGGGAAAGTCACTTGGAAAAACCAACTGAAGAATTGCGCGGGTTACTGGATTGGGGCTCACTGCGCGGACGGTAAGCGGAACAAGAAATCCATATCCACCCGCGACGTGTTGTGCTTCGATGTTGATAATGGCGATCTATATGACGGCGATCTAATCAAAGAACTCCAAGAGGGTACATCTCCGATCTCTCAGTACGAGTTCTTCGTCCACACCTCCCGCTCACATACTTTTGTAAAGCCACGTTTTCGAGTTGTGTTTCTCTTGGCCAACTCTGTGTCGGCAAACGATTACCGCCCGCTCGCCAAGTTCATGGCACAGAAGTTCGACCCCTCTATGACGACGGTCGATCCGGTGTCCTTCCGCGTTGCCCAGATGATGTATAATCCATCTTGTTCCTCCGATGTCGAAGACCAATTCTTCTCTTTCAGGAATGAGGGTGAGGCACTGGACCCCTACCCTTTCTTGGAATCCTGTCACGATGATTGGCGTGATTTCAAAGTTTGGCCGACATGCCCGGGCGAGAAGGAAGAACGCAAGCAGGTTGACAAGGCCGAGTGGCCTTTGAGTAAAAAAGGTTTGGTCGGAGCTTTTTGCCGAACCTACGACATCTTCCAAGCCATCGAAGAGTTTTTACCCGACGTATATGTCGACTTGGACGAGTCTGGGTCCGAGCCCCGTTATCGTTTGGCAGAAGGCTCCGGCGGACACGGTGCTGTTGTGTATGATGACGGTATGTTCCTGTATTCACACCACGGTACTGACGAGGCGTCGGATATGAATGTGAACGCTTTCGATCTGGTTCGTCTTAACCGTTTCCGTCATCTGGACGACCGAGTACGCGATCTGGACACGGTCCCTATGCGTAAGCGGCCCTCTTGGAAGGCGATGGAAGAGATGTGTGGGGATGACGCCGAAGTTCAGCGTGAATTGATCGCGGATTTCGTCTCCCCCGAGGCATTCCATTCCGATCTAGGTGACGACGACAGTGTCGTGGATGTCCGATCCGACCTCGACGCCGAGATGGACGACATGCTGGGAGAGGGGATACACGAAATTATCCCTCCGGGGACAGAAAGAGACATTCTGGGTCAACGAGCGAACCGGGGAGACTGGATGAAAGACCTAGAAGTGGGTCCGCAAGGGATCAAACCCACTATCTACAATGCTTCAGTTATCATCGGCAACGACTCTCGGTTCCGGGGTTGCTTCGCGTTCAATGAGCTGACTTGTAATGTTACCTTGGTCAAACCTATCGCAAAGCCGATAAAACACTTATCGGCTTTGCCCTTAATCAACAAACGAGACGGGGATATGGTCGAAGACGATCACATGAACCTAGTCCGTGCTTTCATTGACAGTCCGGGCAAACCAATGGGTCCCGGCTACGGTGTGAAGTTAGGGATGGCCGACACCGGGGCTGCTATGGCTATTGTCGCTCGTGAAAACAGCTTCCATCCCGTTCGACGGTACCTGAAACAACAAAAATGGGATGGTGTGCCCCGTGTAGAAAGTCTGTTTACTGATTATTTGGGGACGCCTGCAAATGTTTACACTAGGGAAACTGCTAAACTGATGTTGGTTGGGGCTGTCACGCGTGTTTTCGAACCGGGGCACAAGTTCGATACCGCCGTTATTCTGGAATCACCTCAAGGGTCTCGGAAATCCACTATGATTAAAATCATGGGTCGGGACAGATGGTTTGCAGAATTGAAGAACGACGACTTTGGTAATCAACAGAAGATGGTTGAATCCATGCAGGGTAATTGGATCATCGAACTGCCAGAACTCAAAGGTATCGGTAAAGCCGACGCCAACACAGTCAAAGCTTTCATATCCGGAGAGAAGGAAGAGGTTCGTATGGCTTACGCTCGAACTGTAAAAACCTTCTATCGTCAATGTATCTTTATCGGCTCCACAAATGACGGGTTGTATCTGATCGACACAACCGGTAACCGCCGGTTCTGGCCGATCAAGGTTTACAAGAACAAGTACGATCCGATCGACACTGAAAAACTGGACTCCGAGATGGATCAGATATGGGCGGAAGCATACGTCCTATATCAAGAGATGCGCAAAGAACACCCCACCGGGGTTCTGCCTTTAATGTTGTCGCGAGAAGCCGAGGCTATCGCTGAAATAGAGCAAGGCGCGCGGGTTCGGGAAGGTTTAGAACACACTTGGGGCGGCATCATCGAAACGGCAGTAGATAAGCCGGTTCTCCGCACCACTCTGGGCCGTACGGGGATGTCGGACGACCTCGATAACGAGGACGATACCTACGTCGTTCGCAACGTGGTCTCCACACAATCCATCTGGACTGATTTATTGGGTTTCTCGATTGATAAGCTGGATAATAAAGGTGTGGCCAATGTCGCCAGAGCAATGGGGCAGGTCGAAGGGTGGGTTCGTGGACCCCGTATCCGGAGTCAGTATCTACCAGAGGGTCGTGCTACCGTGTGGTACCGAGCAGAAGCTTTCACTGATATGCCGGATCATGTAGAACTTCAAGATGGTTTCTGTACTGAGGAAAACAACGATTTATCATTCTGATATTTCTATGACTTTCACGCCTGCACGTTTGGATATGTTCACCATATTTGCCGTACCTCGACCACCGGGGAACGCGACAACTACGTCCGGTTTCCCGTGTCTCAACATGATCGCGTTGCGGATCATTCCGGCGGATTTACCTAGTCGATCCCAATCGGCTTTGTACTCAGCAACCACTATGCGCTGCTTGTCAGCCCACATACCGGCTAGGCTGTCTGCGCCGGGGGCTCCGCCGTGTATCAAGAGGGTGAAGGGGGTTTCGGCGTCCATCGCTTTGAGGGCTTTCGCCAGCTCTCTTGGCTTGTGGTAGTGTCTACCGCCGCATACTAATACTCGCATCTGTTCTCTCCAAAAAAAAAAAAGCGATCAAATGTGATTGCAAAATGCCTTCTCACAACAAAAAACAATCACATTTGATCTACAAAAAGCTACGAGGGTTGCGCCGCTTTCTGAATAGTCATAAGCAAAGCAATTATGATGCCAATGGGTAGACTGGGGTGGCTCGGGTTAACGCCGTCTTCCGCATGATCCCGTACCATGATCTGCCACCAGCGAGGCCCTTCAAACGCGTATGGGGTTCGATAGAACCCGATCTTCCAACCCTCGCCGGTTTCCGTTTTGCCGTAATTCTTGTTGGCTGGTAGATTGCGTTCGAGAGTGTCCATGGCGACTTCAAACGACGTGGAGTACGCGGGTATGTTGTCTTCCGCCTCCACCGGTTTTCCAAACAAAAGCAAATGAATAAGCACGTCGACGACGCCGGAACCTTCACGGACCGAATGCAGTGTTTTCAATGCCTCGGGGATTTGGTCGATATTCATATCTCGTCTCTCAGCATCTTCAGTGCTTCTTCGTAATGCCCCTTCTCCGCCCAGATACGGTTGAGGGTGTCGATATCGTTGCCGGTTTGACGACGGCCCTCTTGCTTGGCTAAGGCGGTTGCATAGTCTTCCTCAAGGCTCTTGATCCTAGCTTCGATCCGGGAAACCCCTTGTTGGAAATAACCCAATTCTCGGGCTGCGCACGTACCGTAGTTTTTGGCTTCGTAGCCTTTCATCCAAGCGACACCTTTCCGGTTTATTCGCTCGCATACGCCTGTGCGCTCGTTGAACACGAATTCGTATTTCCCGTCGGCGACAGGAACGACGAACATGATATCAGGAAGTTGGCTCATGGGCTCGTTGTCCTTTCTCCCAGAGTTTCTTGTTCTTGCGTTTCAACCACCACGCCAAGGGCCACGGCAAATTGAAAATAGCCCGTTCGTGGGCATCAATCCGGGCGGGATCGAGCTTGGCCGAGTTGATCGCGCGATCATATACATAGGGCAAAAGTCGTAGCCGTTTTCTGACATCCAACTCGTCCATTTCGGATTGCTGGTGCATGTTTTCCATGATGCTCTGAATGTGTTTTGTCACCTGTCCTCGACCGGCCATTATGAAGTTCCTCCGTCAATGCCACTGAGAATTTTGTACTCGTCCCGGGAGACACCTAGGGCTTCGAAGACATGAAAAATCGAAGGGACGGTGTCGCTATCTTCGTCGTGAAACTCTTCCACGATGTTTTCCCAAAACGGGTCATCTCGATCGGTTGCTCGATCGAAAATTTTGATAGCGTCTTCCCGTGAAAGGGTTCCCGGCCACTCATTGAACAAAGCCATTTATATACTCCTATTGGTTGTACTGGGAAATGCCTTGCAAGCCGGGTGCCAATGATTCGAATCGAAAATACATTACACGGCCTGTGGGTTTTTCCAGTGAGCGCTTCTTCACTTCTGGCCATTAAACTGGCCGTGTGGCCAGCAACGTGTTGTGTAGTAACGACAGGCGATTCGGCGCGAAAAACCGGTCTCTGGCCAGCAAATTTCTCGATCCGGGGAGGCTGGCGCTAGAGGATTTACATTTGTGTTATTTCTCCAGACCACACCGCCCCAAATTAAAATTTTGCTGGCCAGAAGGGCCTTTTTTGGCTTTTTCTTTAATAGAATTAAGGGGTTACAAGCTGGGTCAACCAGCCGTTTAGATGGCCACTGTTGACCCACCCCTATTTCACCGGCCCGTACAGCCGATTGAATAGCTCTGCTATAAGATGGTTTAGAAAAACTAACAATAAAATTCATAGCGGTTCATGCGCCCGTCGTCCAGAAACAGGCGGTTTAGCCTTAAAAAACAACGTACTGTGTCAGGGTGATCGGAAAATACCCATAAGATTGATTTCAAAAAGTATGTCCGAGAGCGTGTTACCGGGGCTCCGCGCACCCCCCGGCGAAACGAATCGGCCCACGGGGGACCCGCAGCGACATACTTAACGAACCGTTAAACAACACACTGTTTAACAACAGGCTGTTGAATGTTAACAATCTCATGTGATACGATTAAACAGTACACCCCTATGACGTGTGTTACTGTGGTGCATGTACCTCACACGGTACAGCCCGGTGCACCATATACGCACACGCGCACATGGCCTAGCTATACGCACCACACCGGGCACATGGCACACCCATAGCCTGGTATATCTAAAGGCAGACTTTAGTTTTGCTAACATGCCCGTACGGGCATATATGGGCTAGTGCTATCAGGGTGCCGGTTAATGCGTGGAATGTCATACAATAACCCTCATACGGGCACTTAGTGCATGACAAAGCACGCATTAAACCCCGCACCATATGCGGGCATTGCGGCCAGTATTCGACGCAAAGAAAAACCCGCNGGCTAGTGTGCATGTGGAGTTTGCCCGCTATACCGGCGGGCGCGGTGTTCTGTTTAGTGCATAGGCACGACCACTGACGAGTCGAAAAACAATACGTTATCATCGGTGTAAGGATGATTGCTTAAGGGCACCCCTTCATAATCGTGAAATATAATCGACGTTCCGCGCGGGCTCTCTTTATCCAGCTTCGATAGCTGGGCGATCAAATCGCTTTTCTGTATGTAGACGTAAAACCCTTCGCACCCCATGGCAACTGCTACTTTAGTACCGGACTTGCGCATGAAATTGATAGCTTCTTGATATGTCATTGTGTTCTTTCCTCTTATCTATGAAACCACTTTACCGGCAAAACCTTAATATGCGGTAAACAAAAAACGCCCGGCGCAAAATAAATTACGCCGGGCCAGTTCAAGAGGAAACACGCGGATGACCCGCCGCGCCGGGATACGTTTTAAGCGTCGCCCATGAGCGCCAGCAAGTTAACCGCCTCATTCCAAGCCGGGCTATTCACTTGTGCCGTGTGCCCTACCCACGCGCCAGCGCTGGCACTATTCCCCGTCACCATGACTCGCGTCACCTTGTGCCGGTCAACGGTTGCAGTGTAGCGCACGCATTCAATGCTAAACTCAAATGAGCCCTTGCCGTTGCTAATCATGTTTCTACCCCGTCAAGCAAGCGCTCTATGATAGCGCGCATTCGATCAAATCGCGAACCGGCATGATAACCGGGTTAAACTTAACTTTCATCATCTGGCTCCTATCTGGGCACCGGGCCACTGGCGCAAAATTCCAAAGCGCCGCCATCCGGGCAAACAACACACCATCCCGAATAGCCGTTTGGGCGATATTCGAAAAACTCATAATTCCCGTCATCTGTTTTCAATGTGACTTGTGACTCGTCATCCCATGAATGGAACTCATAGCCGTGTGTGAAAAGCAGGTCATCGGTTAGGCCGTAAGGCAAAGTCAGGCTCATTATTCGGACTCCCGTGTTTGTGTTGATTCCATGTGATCTAGCAAGGCATTCAATGCAAAGACCGTGCCCGGCGGCAAATCAGCGTCGCCGATGTTGCGTTCAAGGAATTGCAGCAATTGGATTGCATCGACAAGCCCGTCACCTTCATTCAATTTTGAGTCGTCCATTTTCTTATTCCTCTCTATTGTTTCACTTTTTGCATGATGCAACCGAATGCGATGTAAAGCACCAAATAGCACCATGCCCCGCCCATGACTAAACCGATAAAACCAAGCATTACGATTGCCCCCAATAGCCGGAAATGGCCTTACAAACTAACCGGGCGCTAGACGGGCTTGGCAGGTTTTCTAGCGGGATCACTTGCACGGTTTCACCGCTAGAATAGAATACCGTGAACCAAGAGCCTCGCTGTTCTGGCCAGCTTGAAGCCTCTACGGCATAGACGCTATCAAAGCCGTGTTCACCTTGGCCGTGTGCGAACTCTATGGCTTCGCGCAAGTTCATGCCCGTGAAGGAGTCAATCAATTCAGCGTCACACGTTTCTTGATCCGGTGCGCCGTAATGGTAAACCGAAAATGACCGTTCTGGCTTGCTCATTATCCCATGACTCCTGTCAGTGTTGTGGCGGCCTCGGCGGCCATGTTAAAGAACGGTGCAACTACCAAAGCAGCGGCGGCGATTGACATAAGGCTGATAGCTAGTTTTTGCATTGTGTTTTTCCTCTTGTTTGTTTCTATACAAAGAGATTACCGCACAATTCCTAACATCAAGTTAAGCCAGAAAGATAATTTCAGCCGAACCGCATTTTTCTTCCAATTCGATCAAGACGCGCGCACACTGCTCAGCAGTGAGGCCGTGCCCCATGATATACCCAATCAGGTTTAGCATATACTCATATGACTCGTTCATGATTCCTCACTCATTTTGACCGCCAATTCTTCAGGCAATAGCGGCGTGTATGACGCGAACAGATAGGCAAATAACAATCCAATCACCAGCGCGCCGGGGTTGCCTTGTATGGCTTCTATTAGCCCGTATATGGCGAACGCGGCGGACAATAGCAGGCATATCGCCTTAGTCGCTAGAACAGCCTGCACGGTTGCCCAATCGGAATCCGACATGTCTTTAGGTTTGTTCATGTGCCCGCTCCGTCATTGAACGCCGCGACTAGATTCGCGTTCCCTTTATAGAAAAAGTAAAGACCGTGGTCCCCGTTCTCCAGTTTCCGCATTTGGGCAGATAACCGAGTCGCGGTTTCCCGGCACAACATGACTTTCGCATATCGGTGCTGCAAAGCCTCACCTGCAATTTGAACGTGTTGCGGGCCATGCGACCCGGTGTGTTTGAGTTCAGCCAAAAGGCGACGAATGGACAAAACCGCCGCGCGCGACTCTTCATAGGCTTGTGTGCGTTCCCGGCTGGTTTCCGCGTATTGCGAGCCCGCCTGCCATGCGCGATTGTATTCCCTTTCTGACTCCGCGCTCGTTTCCGCGAATCCGTCCGCCGCCCGCGCGGCTTCCAAGGCTGACTCCGTGTCTTTCGGTTCGGTGTATTCGTCCACCTTGACGCTTTTGCTTGTGTAAACGGTATCCACTAATATTCTGGCGGCGCGCGCGCCGTTGTGAGGGTTAACATAGCCAGCCAAGAAACGCGGACAACCGTTGACGCTTGACATTTGCCACACCGCGCCGCGCATGTTCTCGTCATTGTGCCCGTCATCCACGGTAAACCATCCCGTATGGTTAATCCATTGGCTTATCTCGTCTGCGTACGCTACGAAACGGAGTCCAGTTTCCGCCGGGTCTTCGATCCACACCGCGCCCTCGTGGCGACGGTTGCCGTACCCTTTCCCGTGCTTGGCATAGAGAGTTATGCCGCTTTCGGTGTTCCTTTTGGCGTTCTCGAAAGCCAAGGCAGGGGCGTTTCCCCGTGAACGCGAAGCGAGATAGTTGTTTTTCAATAGATCAAGCATTATGCCATTTCCTTTTGTGTAATTGCGGAGTCGTCCGCTTCCAAGTCAAACACGCCTTGCGCGATAGCAAAGGGCTCTATGTCCGCCCATTTGAAAGTATGGCACCCCGCCACAAAGTCACCATTGGCTTCAATGCGGTTAACAGTGAAATGCCCCACTTTGAGCGTGCGCCCGTTTTCTTGCCAAGCTTGCCCGCTTGCCCGGATAGCTTTAAGAGCTTTGAACACTCGAACGGCATGTCCCCACGGCACGCTTGCGCCTTGCGAGGTTTGCAGTTCTTGCTTGCCGCCGCTGGTCTCAGCCTTGCGCATATATACGCCGCCCGCTGGTGTGCGCTCATATCCGCGCGGTGGATAGAGTCCAATGCCCTCAATCCAGTCTTTCATAAGCTTAGCGTTGCGCTCGAGTTCCTCGACACGTCTCTTTTTATCGGCGCGAGCACGCTTAGCAATCGCGGCTTTGCGGTCTGCTAACACAACCCCACTCAAACCGGCGACGCGTTCCAGTAAGTAACTGGGTTGCGTTGTATCCAGAGTTTTCAAATCTTTGGGAATGTAGAGGCGCACCTTGAAAATTCGGGCAAGAAATTTTGCCCGATCCAAGTGGCTTTTTGCGGCAATCAAAATTTGCTCTTTCCGACCGCGGGCGCGCGAGGCTTTCACCAGCAAATCACGGGCGCACTCAAACCGGCGGGCATAATCAGCTTTGATATAGCGCGACAAAGTTTCCTTGTGCCCCTTGCCTTCAAAGACGTAAGGGAATTGTGCCATTTCCTGCATTAATTCCCCCGATATGACGCACGTCTGTAGGCGGTTGTCATAGCCTAGTGCGCGCCATATGGCGGGCATGTGCTTTCCGCTAGTGGTAACGCTGTAAGTCTGGTTATTTATAAACACAATGGGCTTGTCGATTGCCTTGAAAGAGAAGGGCTTCAAGAATATACCTATTGCCGTGTTGTAAGAGTATATCGCCGCGCCGGAAAACCAAAAGTTGCCGTTATGAGACCGGGCTTCCTTTTGATCTTGTTGCGCCCATACGTGTGCAACCATGCTGTTTTCAAATACTGTTCTAGCCATTGTTTTATTCCTTTTGTTATATCTAGTTTATGCAGTTCTACCCCTAAAAGGTTACAACTTCCTTAAGTGTGATTTTCATTAGTCTGTCCTTCCTGAATTTTCTACGATGTCAGCGGCAACCTGCCAGATTAAATACATCTTGCAGATGTCCGGGTCGGTGAAATCGGATTCGCTTTCAAAATAGATGGCGCGTGCGCATGTTTCTAAGTCCGTGTCTGTCGCTGCGCGGTTCTCTACTTTCCCGGTGTCTGGGTTTTTCCCAACACAACGCCAAGACGGTTTCAGGTGGTCCCTCACATAGTTACAAGCAGGCGCGCAATCGCCGCTACTGACACAGTCGGCTATGTCCTGATAGCCGTCGAAGTCGGGGGAAATGTGGCCGCCGTCATTTGTGCATGCGTAGACATCTTCCCCCATAATTTCTATAATGAAACTCATTTGTTTTATTCCTTTTGTTATATCTAGTTTATGCAGTTCTACCCCTAAAAGGTTACAACTTCCTTAAGCGAATCCGGTTTGTCGATTTGCAACCTTGCTTTCGAATATTCTCATTGTCTGTTCTGCCAGCGCGGGCCGCTGCAACTGAGTCGCCAGCTTTTCAAGCCGGGCATGAATAGCGGCAAAAACCACGTCCGGGGATTCGTATTGTTCAAGCACTGTATTGCAGATGAAAGCGGCGGCATTAAAGACGCGTGCCCGGTCTATTGCGGTGTCAGTCGCGCAACATGTTAGTATGTATGCGGATTGATCTAAACGCATTCCGCCAAAGCGTGAACCGTCTGCAAAGGCTTGTAATGCGTCGCGCGCTGAAAAGAACGCTTTGGGGCCAAAGCCAGCCTTGCGGGCGAGGCGTGAAACCAGGGTGATTGCGTCAACGCCTTGAAGGGCACTAAGGCGGGTATTTGCTGTAATGGTCATATCGAATAAATCCTTTGTTGTGTTCCGATACTGGCAATATTGGGACCAAAGATTTAAGATGCTGTTAAAATAATCAGAAACTTTCAAACTATGGAAGTATCAGGAATTTTCTTAAAATTAGAGTGAGAAAGAATTGGGAACATTAACCAACCCCATCAAGGCATCGAGAAGTCAAAATTTGAACGGCGCACAGCTTGCATGAGTCCTGACCGGGCGGGACACTGGCGACCTAGCCCGTTATGAACCGGGACACTGGCGACCTAGCCCGTTATGAACCGGGACACTGGCGACCTAGCCGAATTTATTTTATGAGGATATTTTATGAGTTATATGAAACGACATCCCGACGACATTCGATGTGCAAAAAATCTCCCCGGTAATACTCGTTCTTGGCTAGGCGAACTGGGCAACCAAAGACGAACCGATGCCGTGAACGCTCGACTTAAACGCGGAAGGCAGGCGCAATTACGAGGGTTGTCAATGGGCGATTGGGCCAAGGAAGAGGGCGTGTCTCGACCGTATATTACTAAGTTCTTACAGAAGTATAATCCTTTATTGGCTGAAGACTTCAAACAAAAGCCGCACCCGTTCACCAAGAACAAAGAAGAAATAATCTTCATACTGAAGGTTCTAAGCCTGATCGAAATAGGCATATACACTCTATCCTATAGCGCCAGACTATTCGGTCTTGACAAAGCGGCCATAACCATGTGGCGCAAACGATACGCCGAGCATGGTGCTCTGGACGCTTTGTCAGATTATCTTGATGACGAGGACTATATTGATTTTATTATCCGGCTCCGCGGTTGTTCCATACACCCAGCGGAACACGATCTGGCGTTCAACAAAGGCCATGTGACCATGCTGGAGGCCAACTTCGTGACGCGTCTCGTCGTCAACGCCAAGGCCGTAGCATGCAGGTTCAATCCCGCAGAGTGTTATGCGAACTATGTCGAACATCTTGCTGGCCCCATGTCGGCGCGACTGCTCAAAACGAATCCCTAGTGGACGTTGGAACGAATCCTCACATGACGTTGGCACTTTTCCTGCATAGGAATCGTTGAGCGACGTTAGCGTGTTTTAGAAAGAGAATTTGATGAGCGAAGTCACTATCAAAGCAGGTTCCGCGAAGGGCAAGAGCACCGAAAGGTACGAGGGGAAGAAGATAAAAATCAAGCATGTTGATTCCTACACGCAAACCGTGCTGCCAGAAGACATGGACGTACTGGGCGACATCAGTAATTTGCGCAACCAATTGGTCCAAAAAGAAGTGCAACGTCTTGCGGCGTACAAAGAACGTATGTTCAAGCAAGCGCTCTACGGATACGCCTATGGCATGCCGGTGGATCAAGTCTGCCGAATAATGGCACGGGGTTTGCAACCAATTTCCTACCCAACTCAAACAGGCACAACAGGAGTGATTTCAATGTCTGATGCTAAAACAAAAACCAAACGGAAGCCCTACACCAAAGGGACGAAGCAAAAGACCCACAAGGCTGCGACTCGATCGGAACTTCTGGACACAGTGTGCCGTCTGCTTGAAGTTGACAGTCACGGCGATCTCACCGGCAAAGCTGGTGGAACAATCCAACGTATTGTCCAAGAAAATCTTGAGCCACACGTTCAGGCCACATTGGTGTCTGGCATCTACGAGGGCCGCCGCAAAGAACTTGAACGCCAAGCCGCTGAACTGGCCGAGCGCGAAGCTGAAGCGATGGTCGTTCCGGTTGAACCAGAAGACTGCCCGGCAGGTTGTGTTCCAGCCCCCGGCGATATGATGGACTATGAAGCCGCTTCACGGTTCTTGCAGAAACTCCCTTCGCGCGCCCGGGCCGAGGCAAAAGAGTATTGCCGTATGGTCGAGCGCCGTATGAAGGAAAAATACGACGACGATAGTTGTTTCTACTGATCGGGAATGAGATCGTTTCAATTGGTGCGGGTCGAAGGAATGACTCCTTTGGCCCCACCGCGCCCCGACTTAGACGAAGCGATCCGGGACGCGTACGCTCACGATGTGGCGCACAAGGACCCCCGGACCCGTAGGCCGATAATGAAAGACGGGTATATGATCCGTCAGAAGCAGGAGAAACCGACACAACAAGATTCGATTGTTTCTATGAAATTGGCCCCGACGTTCGCCGATTCTAAAAAACTCGCAGTTCGAGCGATCGAAACAAGTTCACAAAGTCTGGTGGCGCTGTACGCGCTCAGATTTCCCGAAACCGATTGGGCGGACATCGCTCTGAGACATAAAACCGAAAACGGAGTAACGACGATATGGGTCGAGAAAATTCAGAGGTGAAGGTATTGCCCGAGTTTCGGAAGATACGATCATTGAGTAAGAAATCTTCGCAACGAAATTGGGGTTTGATGTCCCGACACATTCGCACAGATGATTTGTTCGTAGTCGAACACCGAGAGGCTGTGATCTCCAAGAAAACAGGCCGGGCGTTGTTCCGTTCATCCCCGTCTCCTCAGATCGTCACCCTGTCCTTACCGGGAATGAGATACCGATGCACGCGGTTGCTCGACCTGCGCATCTGGGATTTCAACTATGACGCCGTGGGCCGGTCCGAATTCCTTTCAGCCTTTGGCAAACAAATGTCGAGCTATGTTTGTTGTCGAGGTTCCAATCTCCCTATTACACTGGGTGCAAGTCGTTACGGACAACTGATCTGATGGCAGAGACGAAGATCACCAGCTACACTGTTGGACGGACTGTTCGCCTATTCGTGTCCGAGACAAACTTTGTCGAATTCCCTCTGACGGTCACCGCAGAGAACCCTGATGGCATAGATCGTGCAGAGATCGTAAAGACCGAACGAGCAGTGGAACAGTGTCTCTTGCATACGATGATGCGGGTCCACGGCATTAGGGGCAAACAGAGTGACGCTGCGCATGTGGCAAAGACATACGGGTTGGCGAGAACGCCGCTCACGGAGGAAAAAGAATGATATCACGAGAAGAACTCAAACGTGGTGACCAGATTGTCGCCAAGTTATCAGACACAATCAACGGCGAATTGGAGTCCAACGGCGCGGTGTCTTCGACGGTTATGATGTACTCATCAATAGGGCTTTGTCGTACCGTTTATCACACTTTGAAAACTAAAGATGAAAGGATTGCTTTCAAAGAAATCCTGACTCACTTTGCCTACGACATTGGCGTGGAGATTTAGCATTGATTACCAAACAACCCCTCCCGCCCAGTTCTGGGGAACGGCACAAGATGCGCTACGGCGGCCCGTTTGCCCGTCTCCAGCAAAGCTGTTGGTCGCGCATGTGTAAGAACAGTATCAGCGATGGAACCACCCACGCGGTGATTCAGATATCCGTGGAGAAAGTCGATCCTCGTAAAATCGAACTGGCGTTGGGTTTCAAAGTCGCTTGCGTGAAGATCGAAAAGCTCTTGCTATGGGGCTTCACTTGTGCTGAACACCGTCAACAGTTTAGCGATTATATGAAGAAGACCTATCCCCGCTATGAAGAGGAGTGGGCTGCCCCGCGAAACATGTTGCACGCCCTGCGCAAACACAAAGTACATTGGTTCACGGATTCTGGAGCCCACCCGCCGCTCGATACTTCCCCTGAAGGAATCTATTTCAAATATTAGGAGAGACCTATGAAACGCCACATATTCAAGGATTATGATCTCAGCGACTTTGTCGTTGAAAGCAACATCATCGAACGCGTGTCAGTAACAACCGAAGACCACGTAGCGGCGTGGGATAAATTTCTGGCAACCGGCCCGGGCGAGATGCACATAGGCCAGTTGCAGTTATTGGTGGCAGGGCTTCAACCCGATGCGCAATTGCGCGAGCGACCCGGTTTGGATGTTAGAGTTGGCAACCACTTCCCGACCCCCGGCGGACCAAAAGTTCGAGATAGGCTCCTAGACCTTCTTGTGATTGCAAACGAAATCCGGCATCAAGTTTATCCGGGAGATCAGGCGTACAAACTTCATCATGAGTACGAAACGCTTCATCCGTTCACTGATTGTAATGGTCGTAGCGGGCGTGCTCTGTGGCTCTGGACCATGGGCGGGGTCAAACGCGCCCCGCTTGGTTTCCTACATACGTGGTATTACCAGAGCCTACGTGATTCGGATATACGACGTGGCTGATCTCGTACATTATCTCTCCCCGGGAGATGTCTGGCATGGCGACGGCACCACTGCGTGCGGTAAGATGGTCAAACAAGGTCTCACAGGTAATTGGTTCCAGACGCAAGCCTTGGGCCAGAAGTCAGTGACTATTTCAATGCACCGCTTGGAACTCACCTGTGAAAACTGCGTCAAAAAATGCAGCACCCCGGAGAGTAAACGACGATAGTTTGGCCAAGAACTTGCAAGAACCAGAATAACTGTTTAAGAAAGAAACAATCATGCGTGAATTCATTGACTTCGTACAAACCCTCAAACCGCCACGGCTCCACCCGCAACAAGTTTCGTTGATCGGATGGACGCAGGCTTTGAAGGACACCATCGACGCCGGAGAACGGTTGGATCGGGCTAAAAAAGCGCTGGCGTACGGCAAAAAACTCGATCACAATCAATGGCCCGAAAGTCAGGTGGCACCCAAGTACATGGACCACCGGTTGGACCCAATCACCAAGGCTCTGCCAGAAGACGTGTTGCACGGGCTCTTGGGTATAATCACGGAGTCATCCGAGATCGCTGAAATCCTCGTGGAAGCCGACAAGCAGCCGTTTGATGTGGTCAACCTCAAGGAAGAACTCGGCGACCTGCTCTGGTACATGGCGCTGATCTGCAAAGAACTGGACATCACGTTCGAAGAACTTATGCGGATCAATATGGCTAAGCTGAAGAAGCGGTTCCCTGATAAATTCACAGGCGACGCTGCAATCAACCGTGACGTCGAAGCCGAGCGTGAAGTCCTTGAACGGGTGACCGTCAATCCGGCTCTGGGTGCTCCGTACACCAAAGAAGGAATTGAAGCAGGTCAAAGACTGATGGACGAAGAAGGCGGGCTCTACGGAGCGGCGGCCAAGGCGGGTAGCGATGATTAAATACCAATCCATGGCAAAGATCAAAAAACACAACCCGAAGTTCTTTGCGGATGACGCGATGGACCACATGGGTTCGGTCGTTGAGACCGGTTGTTTGAAGGGCGGCTACTTCGTCACCAGCGAACGTCCTCACAGCGCCAAAGGCAAGGCCGTGGATAAGCGGTTCACCGCCCGTAGGGCCACTCGTGCCGAAGACAAAGGCCGTTATTACCCGTTCATTGAAAACATCGGTGGACTGGGTGAGCATAAGACCCGGGCGGAAGCAATTACCGCGATCAAACGCCACCGGGAATTGACCACGCTCAAAGGTCGCGCGCTCGTCCAAGAAATGACTGACCGAGTCGGGATCAACGAACAGCCCTATGGTATATCAGCATTCGCTGAACCGACCCGGGGCGTCTGTTTGATCGTCAGCACTCAACAAGGGTACGAAAACCCATTGGTCGAAAGTTTGACCTTCGAGTCAATCGAGCACATCGCCAAGACCCTCGGGGACGGCGAAGGGGCCATGTCTCCCGAGTGGGTCGGCAAGCTGCTAGAAACAGTCGTGATGGCCGACGAGATGATGTCGCAAGCTTTGATGTCCGCAGGATACGGCGGTCTCGCCGGGGCGGGCGGCAGCGCACGCAAAGTGAATTGAAGGGAGCAGCACCATGCAGAGAATTTGGAGCATTGACAAGAACAAACAGGGTCACTTGATTCTGACACTGGGGGGTCGTCCTACAGTGACCTTGAACCGAGCGCCGAAATGCGACTCCCTCCCGACCCCGGATGCTAAACTAGCCTTCGCTCGACAGATAGCGCAAGCCCTTAATGAGAAGGAACTCAAGGACTTCCTAGAAGCTGATAAGGACGATGGCGTGCCGTTTCCATGGGTCGTCGCTCTGGTGTTCGTTTGTACGTTCATCGGGGGCATGGTTGGGTGGGCAGTCCAATGAGACGTTCGTTGTCCAAAGCAAGACAGTCGTGGGTGATCCAATGGGGTTTATTGATGCTGGCCATCGCACTCGTGGCTATACCCTTTACCCGGCCATGGGTTGACGGTTTTCTCATCGTTTGCATGTGGGTTTGGCTGGGCGTCTTGGCTGTGACCACCGCTGTCGCTGAAAAAATGACACGGCAATCCGACGAGGCCGCCTTTTTGGTCGGTGAGGCTCTGTTACAGCACGGCCCCAAGACCCTCGCGATCCGGGGCGTGTTGAACATAGCGCCTATCCTCGGGATGTTCTACATAGAACAGTCGTGGTTAGCCATCGGCTGGGCTTTGATAACCGCGGTGTCGATCGGCACCACTCAACGATGCTTGAAAGAGTTCAAACAGGAACTTGCAAGAGAACAATCCGATTACGGCGGAATGCACTAATGAAAAAGAAGAAAATCATACTGTTCAACGGACCGCCGGGATCGGGTAAAGACACCGCCGCCGAGCGTGTAGGCGATCTCGTCACAACCCCAAACGTGCAGATTGAAAAGTTTGCCAAGACCGTGAAAGAAGGTTGCCATGCCATGCTCGGTTTGGTGAACGCTCACGGCGCGCCGTTGGCCCACGACCATTTCGAAGAACGGAAGAACGAACCATTACCTGAATTCGGTGGGTTCAGTCCGAGAGACACCTACATTTGGTATTCTGAAGAAGTGATGAAGCCCCGGTTCGGCAACGATATCTTCGGTAGGCTGACCGCCGATCGAATTGCCCAGAGCCACATGCCTATCGTATGTATAAGCGACTCCGGTTTCATTGAAGAAGCCCAAGTGCTTATTGACCGGTTCGGAAGTGATAACGTCAGTTTGGTCCGTATGCACCGCACAGACCATGATTTCACGGGTGACAGCCGGTCCTACATCGACTCCGATCAAATCCCTGTCCGGGAATTAAGGAACGACGGTGACTTATCAACACTGACATACAATTTGGCCCATGTCTTGCAGAGTGTAGGGTTCGAAGTCCGCCGCGATTACGGCGACGTTTAACCAGACAGACGACAGTCACACCCTCCCCCTCCCAACTGTCGTCTTGCCCCCGGTCCGATGTCCCCCGGACCGGGGGTTTTTGATACCGAATAGGGTATATTTATGAAAACTTATACGTCAAAAGATATCAAACGCGCCTGCCAACGGGTGTACGGTGTCACCAAGAAAGAGTTCGAATCTTCCAGTCGCTTGCAACGCATCGCCCATTGCCGGTTTACCGCTATGTGGTTTATGCGCCATGCGGGACGACCGGCGCGGCGATCTTGGCCTGCTATCGCCCAAACCATGGGTTTCAAGACCCACCATACCGCGATGCACGGAGTGAAAAAATGGGACGCTCAGATTGACGCTAATGACGCCGTGTTAATTTATGTTCTCAGAGTGGTCAAGCTGGTACTTGATTCGCCCGAGCTTCCCGATATGCCCGACCGGAACCTATCCGGACACCTAAGTAACGTATCTCCCGCGCGATGGAGTTCATCCCCGCGAGCCTCATCTCGCGCCTGAACGCGTTGTCGATCGCCAGACGGTCGAAATCCTCCCGGGGGTGCGACAGTAGGTAGTCGTGTAGAATCGCAGCCAGAAGGGCTCTGACGTGCCAAGGATTGACGAATCCACGTAGAAGTCGGGGGATAGACGCGAAATCCGTGGCAAATCCCGGGTCTTCCGGGTTGGTTGGATCGCAAAGCGGTTGGATTTCAATATCCACAAACTCTCCGTGTTTGTTCTTAACCCGGAAGCGCAGGATGCGCAGAGGCTTGACCAGAGGAAGACCTTTGGACGTTTCGCCAAGAAACTCTACTGCAAGCGGTTGAGTAAGCATTATACAATACTCCCTATAATGAATTGCCGAACGGTGAGTGTGGGTGCAAAGGGCAGAAAACCCGACAAATCAAGCCATGGGCGGGTGCTGTCCGCAGCCACCGCAGAATGGACCGGAACTGTATCACCCGAAGACAGAAATTCTGCCACAACTAGGGTCAGTTCAGATCGGATGCTGCGTGCTTCTTCAATGGCATTAGGAACTTGAAGGCCCCCGATCAAGATTTTTGCGAGGGCGCTTTCGAGATTCGATATGACGTTTGCCCTTCGGCGAGCTTGCTCCTCCTGAGCAGTCCGGTCGTTGTAACCTTTTTGTTTAATTTTCGGATCGTTATTGTCGGTATCGTCTTCGTTAATCCAAGTGATCGTTTTGGTACGGCCATAAGCGAAGCTGATGTCGTTATCCGGTCCGCCTTGCCGGGCGTAGACATCGTCGACTCGGACAACTAAGTCAGAAAAAGTTTGCTGCAACGTAAAGGGGTCCGTCACAGCTTCCGCGTAGTAGAATGTTTTTAACAACACACCATTCCGAAATTCGTAGCTCGGGTGGAGCCGTCGGTCGAGTTGGGTTTTGAAGTTAATATCTTTATGCGGCAAAGCTCCGATTGCATTGTCTGTGTACCGATAGATTTTCGGACGCTTATCTTCCACACTCCGTCCCGCTGTTTCGTAAACCTCGATCGCCGTCAAGAATGGCTGCGGTTCTGTCCCATCTTGTAAAACCAAATAAGGAACACCGGATCGGGAGATAGCTGCGATTAGTCCTGTCTCGGCAACTTCAGAGGCAGCGGCGAAAACGTCGGAAGGACGTAAGTTAGTGGTGATTTCTAATTCAATCATGGTGCAACCCTCATGGCCATAATCAGGCCGTCATATTCAGTGGCCTCTACTCCCCCCACAGACGGGGTGATTTGAAAAGTAAAGGTGTGCGACCCGGGGGTTAGTCGAACAACTCCAAGACGACCCGCGGGCAAGACTTGGTCCGTACCCGATCCGTCTAAAGAAACTCCGCCGCTGTCTTTCCCTTCTTTTCGAACAGGGTTGAAGACGCCTCCGCCGTCGCCTCCCGAGCCAAGATCGTTTACCAAATCTGCATCGTCAAGTTGGAGCCGCGTTCGTAAGTCTGCACCCGTGGAGTCGATAGCGCCATTGCCGTCATAAAAAATAGCGTAAAGTCCTCCTGCGAAAGTTTCAGTCAAAGTGACCGCAGTTAGGAACGTATCGTCTGTTACGGTGACGAACGCGGAGGTGTCCGTGACATGTTTGAAATCCAACATAGGAAGGAGGGCCACAAGTGGGATAGAATCAGAAATCGTGCTGCCGCTAGATAGAGCAAACACAAACTCCAACAAATCGCTGGCGGTGACGTTGACATCGACACCAGTCACCGAGACACCCTGTGGGCCAGTGAGATCGGGAGTCGTGAATACGATGTCCGGGGCGGCCTGATCTCGCTGCCAGTTGAACGTCAAAGTCCCATCGGAATTGTCTGTGACGTTCAGTCCTGTTATGGAAATGCCATCATCGCCGTCCGTGCCGTCTATTCCGTCCAGCCCGTCCGTACCTCGGAGGTCTGGAGTGACGAAGATCAAATCGGCGGCCCCTTGGTCTCGTTGGAAACTAACAGTCAGGGTGCCGTCACCGTTGTCGAAAGAAGTCACCCCGGTAATGGAGAGACCGTCCACGCCGTTGGTCCCGTTGGTGCCATTCGTTCCGTCGGTTCCTCGGAGGTCGGGTAGGGTGAAGGCGATGTCCGCAGCCCCCTGATCCCGTTGCCAAGATACTGTCGTGGTAAAGTCGCCGTTCAAGACGGTCGTCACACCCGTAACCGAAATGCCCGCCGGTCCGGGGACACCGAACTCGTCAATCACATCTTGGAGATCGAATAGCAAGAGTCGCCCCGCGGGGTTGACTGCACTTATAGGCAAGACACCCATCAGGGACACGACGTTTTGAAGGTCCGCCGGTGTTCCGACATCCAACTGCGGCGCGGGGAGGGGAAAGAACGGGTCCATTAGAACCTCCAGATCACTACGCCATTTTCATCGGCCAAGACAGAACTGTTCTGTCCGGTGATGATACCGGCTGTTGATGTATTCGCCAAGCGGCTGTAACACGTTTCTCCGTCGATTACTTGGACGATCGACTTGGGATTCCCCACATGATAAACCGCGTTAGGGTCCAGCGGGTCCGGTAGATCATCCGGAGTATCGACTTTCACCGCGACAGGGTCACCCCCCGAACCGGGAGGCAACACTGAAGGGTCGATCTGATCTGGCGGTCGTATTTCCGCCTTCCTACCACCCGGTTTTAGAACTATCGGGAAGAAGTTGGCCATGGGTTAAGCGCCGATGCAAACACCGTCATCTTCTTTGAAGATCGCGGAAGTGGCCGAGCAGGCTTTGCCAACGATCTGAACAACATTACCGACCGCGGTTGGAGGTGTGGTCGTTACGCCGCCCGGGGTCGCTGCACTCAGGAACAAAGTCTGTCCAGCAGTGAGGCCCGTCAAAGAGGTGTTTTCGCCTTCGAAGAAGATCGTGGCAAGTTCACCCGAAGCGAAGTTATCCGTCACGAAACCGACCGCTTCACTGCCAGCGGCAGTTGCGTTTGCCCGGCGAACCCGAGGCCCGTCGGCAGGGTCGTCGAAGATATTCACAAAATCGNCCAGCCGACAGAGCTTCAGAGGCGGTGACGCCTTTCGACTCGTCGCCGATGCCCGGCGGGAAAAGAGTGGGGTCGAGACGACCGTCTGTTCCGGTCTTTACGATCCGATCTTGGTCGGGCGCACCGGACGAAGTGACCAGCGCGGACTGTTGCTTTTTACGCCCATTGGCGTCGAGGTTGATGAAATCACTCATGGGTTTTTGATCCTTCGGATGTTAACAGAGAAAAACAGGGTCCTGCATATTGATGAACAACGTGTTCGCATCTGTAGCATGACCTATAATGGTTTGCCAAGCCCGATTCGGGTCTGACGGGGGTACCTGTGTTGGGACACCATCCGCGCCGACGTACACAGGCTGTCCCGGCGTGAAGTTGAAGCTCTGATTCGTGATGGAACCAATTTGCTGGACGTCGACTAAATCTCCCGGCGCAACTGCGGACTGGAGACTTATACCGACGATTTGCGTGCCGTGTTCGATGTCCATCACATCGGCGTGTTCCAAACCGTTCCCGCCGTCAACCACGACGCGCAACGAACCCAACACTCCGGCACTTTCAAACTGACTTAACGAGCCGCTTCCCGGTGGGCCTTGTGGTCCTTCGACACCTCGTTGCCCCCGGATCGAGAGCGGGGTGAAACGTCCTTCGACTTCCGTCGGGATCAGTAAGGCGTTGGGGTTGGAAGCTGTGTTGATTCGGATCAACACCGGTTTGGGTTCCACTGCGGTGACGGGCGGGCCGGATTTATAGCGCAGTCGTCCTGTCACGCGCCCGTCGATAAGGCCGCGTGCGACCCCGGGGCGATAACGGAAAACCCCTTGAACTTCGGTCGGAGTTATTTGGGCAATGGTGCTAGCCATCGGTGGCTACTCCTAGCTAGGTGGCGTGATTGATCTTTGCAACGGGATGTCGACTTCGATATTCAAATGCTCTTCGTTTCCGGCATCGGTTCGGGTGATGTCGAACGAGGCGATACTGCCACCGTTCACCAGAGCCGCAGTGATGGTTGCGGGGAAATTCAGAGTTAGTTGGTTATCTTCGCGAATGATCTCCCCGGCTCCCGTGGTGATGGTTCCGCCGTTGGCCGGATCGTCGATGTTTGACGTGATCCGCGCCGCGTATTCCGCGCCCGCGGGAAAGGCCGGGTTATCCGGGTCGGTCTTTTGAGGCCCCAATGGAAAGGAATACGGGAACCCCGGGCGGATCGGGAAGCATTTGAAGGTCTGATCGGACATGAGGAAACTCCATGGTTTGGAAGGGTTATACGGCATGGGACTTGAATGTGTCCAGCTTCTAGTTTAAGAACTTGTCCCATAATAACACTCATGCGGAGTCCTAAAAATGTCTTTTGTCTTTTCAATCAACTGGAGGAAGTGGGCGCTACCCCTTTCTTTCGAGCACTCTCCGGGTTGTTTCGGCGGTATGTACGAAATCAACGTAGGGCCGTTCGAAATTCTTTTTTGGCGGACCATTGAGACCGAGGAGCTGTCCGACGATGCAACAAATTAAGCCCAACGGGACGACGCACCGGAAATTGTTCGGTAAATCAAAACTCCATGATCCGAGTACCGGCCTCCCCTACATGACCCGATGGTTTATCGGGAACCTCCGGTTGCACCAGATGCACCGAGGGGATTTGCAGCGCGACTGTCATGACCATCCATGGTGGTTTATCACTTTCCCTCTAACGCCGTATGTTGAGGAGGTTCTGGAATACCGCGATGGCCGGTATTTCAAAGAACTCAATATCGTGAAGGCGTGGCGGTTTCATTTCCGTAAGGCCAGATATACCCATCGCATCTTGGGGCCGTATTACCCCAAGGAAGCCCTTCGCGATCGGTACCGTTGGACCGGTGACGGTTATTTGGTTATGCCGCACCCGGCTGGCGATCTGGGGGCTCCCCCAGCAAAAACCATGTGGACGTTGGTGCTTCGCGGACGCGTGCGACAGAAGTGGGGTTTCTGGAAAGTCGTTGAAGGTGCGCGCGACGGCCTCTGGGTCAAGGCGAAGCAGTATTTCAATGATCTCGGAGTTCCCTATACCGAAGGGGCTACTTCGGAGATGCCGGACAACCTCGATAGGAAACCGTCGTGATGTTTTGGCAAAAGAAATTAAAATTCGGAGGGGTCTTTAGGGTTATCCAATCACCCCACCCAACCCACTTATTCTTCGTTCAGAAGAAGAAAAGCGATTCCGAATATGACGAGTGGGACGCCGTAAGCGGTAGATTTGAATACCGTTTTGAGGCGGCGCGTTATGCGAAAGAACTATACCGTCAATATCTAAATGAATTAAAACAAAAGAAAGTGGTACTACAATGACCGACGATACCGCAGGAATAGGCCACAACTCTTTGACAGAGACGGCTCGTGAAAAGCTACGCCAAACCGTGGCTAGGATCGAACGTCTTGAAGAGGAGAAGGCTGAAGTCGCTACGCAAATTAAGGAAGTGTACGGCGAGGCCAAAGCTTTCGGATATGACACCAAAGCGTTACGCACTTTGATCCGTATGCGGAAAGTCGATAGAGCCCAGCGCGAAGAACAGGAAGCCATTCTGGATGTATATCTGTTGGCTTTGGGAGAGATTTGATGGATCGACGTCTAGGAGAATTAGTCCCTGTTTGCCCGGAAATTATAGAAATAGGTTATATTGAGTTCAAGTTTTCCCGTGTTATCGAATGGTGTTCTCCCGACGAGGAGAAATACCGAATGGCTTTGTACACTGTCGATATTGGAGATAAAACTAACGGTTTTTGGATGACCGAACAACAGGTAGCGCATACGTTGCCCGGGCCAGTAGTGTCGAGATTTACAAGGTATGATTGATGAAGATTTCTTACGGAAACTTGGAAACGCCGGGAAATTCTCCCGTCTCAGCATCTCCGTCCGACATACTGACGGACGTCTGGATTGGTCCTGCAAAAACCCCGATGGTTCTATCGCGGTTGGAGTCGGTGATGACATTCCGGGGTGCCTTGCCGACCTCAAAGAAAGTCTCTTACGGGTCACCGGCAGAACCAGACAGTATGAGTTTGACAAACCTCGACTTCGCGAAGTTCGAACGGCGTCTGATGGCGAAGCTGGGAGCGGCGATAGCTCAGCCCCCTCATCTCCTGTCAGCCTACCCCGCCCAGACCAAAGCCTTGATGACGACTTGATGGATATGCTCGGATGACACACCCTTTTGACAGCTTACGCGAAGCTCCGGCGACGCAAGAATTCACCGGAGAGCCCGATCCGTTGAAGCGATACCAACTCATCATGGCCGATCCGCCATGGAACTTCAAAGCTCGAACCGACAAGGGGGTGACCGAAAGGGCGGCGGCACACCATTACGATGTGCAAGACCTCGAATGGATCAAAAACCTCCCCGTGCGCGACATTGTGTCGCCCGATGGTTGCGTTCTAATGCTTTGGGTGACAGATACCCACCTCTTTCAAGCACAAGAGGTAATAAAGTCATGGGGTTTCACCTACAGCACAATCGGTTTTCACTGGGCCAAGCTCAACAAAAAATCAGACGGCTTTGCGGTCGGCATGGGCTTCTACACCCGGGCCAACCCGGAGATTTGTCTGCTATGCCGGACAAAGAAGATTCCGAAGGTTCTGGATCACGGGATTCGACGCTTAATAGCGGAAGAGGACCCCAAACAGATCGTGAGCCGGTTGCGCGAACACAGCCGGAAACCGGACGAAGCCTACGAGCGCGCCGCCGCGCTTTTCGGCGACGTCAGACGTCTGGAAATGTTCAGTCGCGAATCACGCGAGGGATGGGATAGTTGGGGCAACCAGACCGGGAAGTTTGATGCGGATTTGCAGATAGATCGTGATTTGGACGATTTACTCGGATAACCTATTTTCAAAAAATAGGTGGAAAAAATTTCCGCCAGAATCGCGAATATTTCGCCTGAAAAAACCAAAGTTTTCGAAAATTGAAATGACCTTGCAAGTTTTCCGACACCACGTTCACCTACCGGCCCAGCCGCGCGCGTATGAGGCTTTCGACATAGAACTGGTCGTCGCCCGGTGCGCCGTGTCCGGGAAGGTCAAGGTCCACCCGTCGATGGAGTCTTTGCAAGCACACAAGTTCGACTGCGCCAAGTGGCTTCGGAAATGCTGGGGTCATTTTGATTCGCGGGAAGAAGCTTTTGATGAACTGCGGAAGTGGAGTGCAGAGATAAGTCAACCCTTCGAAATGAAAACATTTCCGATCGTGTCGCTTGACAGACCGGTAGTTAGCGGGTGACACTGGGATGGACAGAACCCAGAAAGGAGCGTCCTATGCTCACGACTTTAATCAGATATTTTCGCGACGAAGCAACTAGGTTGACGTTGACTTTTCTCGGCGTCTGTCTTTGTACTTTGATTGTTGGATACGGAACCGTGGCCGTTTTGAATAGCAAAGCCTCCGCGCAGCCTTCCGATGAGATTCCTGTTTGGGTCTATCCTTCGGGCGTTGCCTTCCCTCATCCGGAAATCCCGGGTGTCTTATGCGTTCTGGCTAAAGGTCATCCGACCCGGGATACTGAAGCACACTGCGCGCCGATCCCGGTAACCCCAGCGTCCGCTGCGCGAGATACTTCCATCTAGCAGGCGCAGCCGCCTTGGCCATGATCTATGACATAGAGTTTGGACACGTACATCTTGCCGTCGACCAGAACCTCAGTAGGAAGTATATCTTTGAACGTCTTGTGTCCTTTGAGACAACATTGTCCGACTGGATTACTGAAAACGATTTCACCTTGGTCATCGTAGACCACAAAACCCTCGTCCATGTTGTTGACGAGAGCCGATATGATGGGGATGTGGGATAGGCTAAGCATCGCCGGACCCTTTCACTTTTTCGGCTAGGGCGGCGGCCATAAGTTTCCCTTGGAACTCTTCCCAAGGCGCTAAACGGGCGGCCAGTTCTTCCACTCTTTCGAGGGCGGACTGGAGTTCTGCAACGAGTTTGGCGTTCTCGGCTTTTAGATCGGCGATAGCTTTGGCATTCGATCCTGTCTGGATGTAACCCTTGGATTGGGCGAGGACCGTACCGGCAAGGCCGAGGAGGACGCCCACTGCCGTGCCCGGGACGAGCAGTTGTTCCATTATCCATGCGGCGGCAGCGTTAAGGTCCATGGGTAGTCTCCAAAAATAAGAAAAGGAAGTACTTACTCTTCAAGCACCTCTACACTGCGAATGCAAGAACCTAAAGTCACTTCTCTGTCAATCCAGTCTAACACACGGTTCCAACCGCGAGAACCCCACTCGGCTACGCGTTCAGAATGCTCATATAATTCATCAGGTTGGTACCCCTGCTCCGCGTCTCTTGGGGCGGGTAGAGCTGGTTCTGGTTCAGTGGGACGAAGTAGATCACCCGCCGGGCTGCACGCTTGCTCTTGTACTTGAGATAATTGCGGCCTCACGGGATCGTCGACCGGCCTCACGTTCTTCCCGGTTGATGAGCAACCCGTTGCTAAGAGCAGGGCCAACGCCGCACTCTTGACCTTCCAATTGAATACGAAGTTCATTGATAGCTCCTGAAAATCTTGTGTTACGTGTTTCTGCCGCGCTACGGCGGTCTTGTTCGGCTTCGAGTCGAACGAGTGATAGCGTTTGTTCGGCTTCGAGTCGAACCCGAAGACCTGCCAGTTCGGCGGCATTGCTTCGTGCGTTAAGAATGTACGTCGCTTCTCGGCCTTCGGCTTTCGTGACTTCTTCCCGAAGTCTGTCATTCTGGATGTTGAGGGTCCATACATAAAGGGAAGCCAAGCCGATCGCTAGAACCGGCGCACCGTACTGACGGAAAATATTTGTCAAGATAAGGCCCATTAGAAACGTACTCCTTTTTCGATTCGGTTCTCCAGCTCGGAGACACCTTTGTAAGACCACCCCGATCCGATCCGTTTCCGGAACGCGACCCACTTAGCCGGTGATTCGGGGGTGTTGTCTTCTCCCGAGCGAATGTGGCGACCGTCCAGATGTACCATACCTTGGTGACGCCCGGCCCGGGCTTGCGGGTAAAGCCCTACCCCGGATGCCCCGGCGCGCCGGGCACATTCCAAAACACGGAACCACTGGTCCAGATCGTTAGGGTTCAAACCGGTAGGGAAGAGATCGGTGGCGTTACAGTCTCCCCAGAAATCGACGCTGTGTTGCGACTTCGATTTAGGCGCTCCGAACCGGGCAACCGCTCCGGGTACCGGCGATACCAGACAAGCGGCCCCCCAGAATTTCCGGAACTGGTCGTTGATCTGAAGGATCGTGTCGGTACAGAAAGGTCGTTGGCCGTGAAGTTCTGCGTCGCTATAGAATTTGGGCTTGTAGGTCATGACGTTTGTCTCTTTACAGGGCCACCATGGCCGGGGTTATGATGTTCCGACAAGCCTCACCCCATTCGCGGTGGTAAGTGATGGCCACGGCCTCTTGCGAGGACATCCACCCGCCTCTTGTAGCATAAGCGTCCGGTGGAGCCAAGGTGCCGTGTTGTTCGACAACGACACCCGGGTGTTCTTTAAGATACCGGTGGTGTTTGTCACCAGTGTGGGCATAACACCGGTCGGTATCTCCCCACATCTTGCGGTACATGGCCGCGATCAAATTAGGCAAACCGTCTGGTGTTTTCTTGTGGCCGTGATGCCAGAACAGCATATTCTTACCGAACTGGTGGGCGTAATACGGGTTTTCCGAGTGGATCATATGGACTCGCGGCTCGTCTTCGTAGAGCGCTGCAAAGATCGTACGCAACCAAACTGATGATGCGATGTCGTGATTGCCTTCGGCCATCAGGACGTAAACAGTGTTGTGTTTGGCCAGAGCCATGTCCACGAGGCGGCGAAGACATCTTACCGCGACCGATACCAGTTTGGCGAACCGGCTGTCAGCGTCGAGGATATGGCCGCTGGTAGGGGTCATGGCTTCCAATCCGTCGTAGTGTAAGAAATCACCAAGCTGTGCCACTATACACTCGTCGGCGGCAGGGGCGGCGTCAATCATACCGGCGAAGCAGCCAGTCAGAGTGCGTTCCGCGATATCCAAATCCCAATCCGATCCCAACGTCTCTTCGCCCCATGCTAACATGCCCATGTGGCAATCGGTCATGGTGTAGAGATTCAGTAGATCAGCGCGGGTCTCGGTCGGGGCTGGTAGCGCTGGGAAACGAGGCATCTCTTCGGACATGGAAGCGATGACTTGTTGAATGATTTCCAACTGACGTTCTCGGTCTTCGTTGGTCTTCACCCACTGTATTTTCACATCACCATTCTTGTCATAAAGAGTCGAGGTACCTTTGACTTTGAAACCATCCGGTACGGCGTGTGCCATGTCACCTTCGGGGGCGTATCCTCTACGGGCCGCCATTCTCTTCAGCGATTGGTAACTGCGATATACCGTGGTGTTGTTTATGCCCAACGCTTCGGCAGCTTTGCGACCATTGCCGTCGGCGGCGATCAATGCATCCAGAATTTCAGCTTGGCGGGTGGTGGCGAATTCACGTAGGTTCGGATCAATTACAGTCCGGCTAGAGGCATGGCTCATGGTGGGCTCCTAATAGGGTTTCACAGTTACAACACGTAAGCGTGCACACAGTCAAGTTACGCAGGTAATATGAATGCATTAACGGGTTCGGTAACGGGCACCGGGGCCGTCGGGCTCAATACGACGGATACCTGCGCACGAACGACTCTGAGAGACGAGGTGGGGGACAATACGACAGACGCCTGTGCCCGCGGAATGCGTACGCCTGTCGGCGGCGATAAAACCACGGAGGCTTGGGATCGTCTTACTTCTGTCATGGCTCACTCCTGTTATATCCCTGCAAACCGTTGATGTCGGCCAAAGTCCACGGCAAGCCAGTCGCAGGGTTGTTAAAATCAAATATGATGGAGCCTTGGTTGAGACCAGCGTTGGCTGATGGCAGAAGGAAGGCGAAGTTCTGAGTACCGATTCGCAGCCCTGATGCCAAGTTCTGCGGTTCTGTTGGATCGGTGCTCGGCTGGAATTCGACATGGTAAGCGACCGATATGGGGTTTAGAAGCGCGGCCTCCGGGCCGAGGTCTTCCAGTAGAAACGAATGTTCTTCGCCCGCCACAGCGCTGGTGAGCCCGGGTTGATTTGGTTGAAGGCCCGCCACATCGTTCACATCCCCGCTGAAATTGGCGAAATCACCGTTGCCTACAATCGGAAGAGTGCGGACTCTCATCCCTAAAGTGGGTTGGTTCGCAAAGATGATTTCCGAATATTCGATTTCGTTCGAAGACGCCCCGGGGTCTCGTAGATCGAAGCCAGTCACACCCGTAGAAGCGCTAGCACTGCCGAACAAATCAGTGAATACAGACTCAGCTAGAATTCCATTCGTATACAGATCAATGCGAGGCTGGGTTCCACGGAAATCAATGTTAATATCTATAGTGACAAGGGCGTTCGATGTCAGGGCGGGAATGGTGTTGCCTACCTGACCGAAAGACCCGCCGACACTGGGTCGTACAGATATAAACGGAGCCCCGTTATTGGTGTCGATACCGGCGCACAGGGACCCGTTCTGGTCGAAGAAACCAAACATGAAGCTGTCAACTTGAGCAGTAGTAGTCGGGTCCGCTACCGCGTGGAACCAGATATTATCCTGCGGTGCATAGGTCTCGGAACGGACTACCGAACCGCCGTCTATGCCTATGGAGGCTCGGGAGAAACTAGCAGAAAACTCGTTAGCATCGGTTCGGTGAGAAATCGGTGATCCAGAATTGACAGAGGTTTCTACCCCCGTGGGGGCGAAAGCCGACAGTTCGGTGGCATGGAAAAGAATAGTCATCGTTGATTCCCCAAGATGGTTAAGCTTAAACCTGATGCCACTGCGTTTGCGGGGTCAGGGAAGACGACTTCAATCAAATCTCCGGCTGTGAAATCCAAACGAGATACCGGCCCTGTGAATGTGCCTCCGGGTGCGCCCGTTGCGAAATCCAAAGTAGCGAATTCAACACCGTTCCGGCGCAGAGAGATAGTGAGAGGTGCGTCCGGTGGCGTTGTCAGCATGGCCCTGCTACCAGCCATCCCGGTTGGGATAAACATGTCCCGGGAAATCAGAAACCGTATACCTCCACCCGGTTCGAGAAAACCGCCGACAAACACAGGGATGTCGTAAGCGACTTCCTGTGCAACGACTCCATCTTCGTCTCCGTTGACGACGAATCTTTGGCCAGCGAGACCTGTTAGGTTTGAAGGCAGGGTTGTCCCCACATCGGGAATTTCTGGTTCGGGTACAAGTTTTTCCCAAGCGGTGTTCACTTCGTTGTAAAAGAAGAACGCGTCGTCGGCGATCGACCAAGCCTGTAGGCCGGGCCATGGGGCGAAGAAAGAATAAGTATTGTCATCCCGGACTGCCACTTCGTTAGCGTTAGAAGTCGCGTCGGAAGGTACAATATAAATCGATCCGGCCGGGGGGTCTGCCGGTAGGGCGGTGTTGAGCGAAATCACAGTGAGGCTAGCCAGAGCCGATATGCGCAACAGGTTTTCATTCATCCACGAATCCCAGTCCGGGTCGAGCTGCGGCGCGAAACCCCGGAGCGCCATCCGTCCTGCGATCAATCGTTCATTGGTTAGAGGCATTCTTAATCTCCATATTGGAAGCCGTATCCAACACCGTATCCCGAGCGGGAAGCAAAGTTGACGACGATTTCGTGTGCTTGGAATGACCTAAGCCCATCCCGTGTAGCATATACACGGATGCGATGGAAAGCCCCCGAGCCAAAGCTGGCGATGGGAATGTCGAAAGACGTGCCCGGCAGGTCGGCATGTGTTGTGATGAGTCCACCGTTGATGTCCCGTACTTCTATGGTCGTCAGTTGCCCCGGTTCCACAGCTATGTCGCCTTCGGTCCAGCGACGGATAAGGACATCTTCGGCCAAACGGTTTCGGTTAGACCATGTGACCGGGACGATGGCCGGGTCGGGATCGTAGGCACGTACGCCGAACTGGACAGTTCCTCCTACCGTGACGTTGGCAGGCCGTGAGGGCAGGTATGGCCGCGCGACAGGGGTGTACGTGAAAGGCACTATATCTTCGGTGGGCAAGAAACCGCGCGAGGTGATGGTGGCTAGACCATATTCTACGGGCGCGTCTGCGGTGCGGGGTTGTAAGTCGTATCCGCCGTAGCTCTGGGTCAACGTCCAAACTTCGTCCCCGGCAGGATGATCTTGCGGAGTCGTATCGAGAACACCGCGCGCGACCCGTACGCAGAAATCGAGACCGTCGATGGTAGGGTTCTCCAGAACCAAAGCCAGTTCCGTATTGCTTTCGTCATCGTCGGACCGGCCAAGCATCACTAGGTCGCCCGAAACCAAAGTGGTCGAATCAGGTATGTCCATCTTCAACACGGTCTCTACTTCCTGCACTACGGCGTCCCGGAGTATCAACCTATCGGTGATCGGAACCCGGCCTAACGATTCAGCCCCTTGCAACCCGGAAGGGTCCACGGCTTCAGAGAATATAACGAAACCTTGTGTATCGATGTTCGCCGCTTGGTCGCCCAATAGCCCGACTATTGTATCCGGGAAATCTTGGTCTTCGAGTTGCAGGTCCGGGACTTGCACTGCCATATAATATGGTAACGAAAAGGCTTCTTGGAAGTCCAAAGGTGTCGGATCGGCAACTGGTGGGAGATGCCGGGTAGGTTGACGGGTGAATTGTAAAGCCTGCGGCAAAGTGAAAATATCTTCGGTCCAATTCACTTGGATTGTTGGTCTCTGTGTCTTGCCGAAATCAATTTCCGTTACTCTGCATACGATCGTTTCTTCACCTAGATATTCGGGGTATCGCAAGACAAATCGGCCCCCCGGGCGAAGTATGCCCAGAGACCTGCGCCCCTCGGCACGGCCCTGCGCGAGAGGGGCTGCCGAGATACGCAATTGGCGTTCTGCCAGTTCATAAGCTAAGTCGCGATCGCGGACCATGTGGTAGTTGGAATTCCCGGCGATCTCTTCCCCGAGCTGCATGGCGATACCGGCTTCGTCAACGGCACTCACCGTTTCTTCATTCAGGCTGAAAGTATTCGTGTATGTCACTGTGTAGTTGTTGACTATCTCGCCGCGACCTTTTCGGTCATAATCAGTCAGGGTCAATTCCTCCGGTCCGAAGACTGGTAAATCCTCGACCACGAAATCATCTCGGAACAGCCGCAGTGTGAATAAACCGTTGTCCGGTTCGATAAACAAGACTCCATTGATGTGGGCAAGGATGTCTTGGATCACAGACTCTAAAGTATCCTCTCGGGACCACAAGAAGGTGAGACCGAACTGCTCGTCGAACAAGGTCTGGGCGACTTGTTCGAATGAATCACGGTCAATCTGTGCTTCCGATGCACCGATGCCTGCTTGTGGGTTCACAAGCATGTCGAAAATCATATGAGCCGGGTTGTGATCCAATTGTTCACCGTCGCGGGAGATCACTGCCGTGGCCGGGTCTAGCAAAGAAGCGTGTCTCTGGAAACGACCATCAACCGGCGGGATTATTGGATTATTGGAGCCCCATAAGAACCCAGCGAACCCGGCTATGGTGTTTCGGGCAGCGGCAATAGCCCCAAGAAAACCGCCGGTCGACGGTTGCCCGGGTTGAGATATATCATCTGTCCCGCCAACCCCTCCAAGCTCGGAGCCCCCCGGTCCGGCACCTCGGAACATGATGCTGGTAACACCCCGGTACGCGGGTGCGTTTTCTGGTGTGAGTGGGATGTCGTTATAGGCGAACCGGCGTGCTACTGCTGCGGGCAACACCTGTGTTGGATCGCCCATCAGGAAGTCGACAACACCCATCACGCCGCCTTGCATTTCGTCGCCGCCAAACAAATCCCTGCGGTCGACAAAAACAGATTGCGTAGTCTCGACACTTCCTTCCCAGAAAGTGCGCTCATCCGCTCGTAGGTCGATAACCCGGTCTGCCTGTAGACACCAGCCGTAGAATACTGTCGCGTAATAATCGTCCACCGGGATGCGGGGTGTCTTCTTACCCATCTCTGGCATCCTTCTTAGCTACAATGTCTTTTGCCATCGGGCACCCGGTCGCGAGAAATTCATCTCGTGGAATTCCATAGTATGATCCGTCCGGGTTCTTCTCCAAGAACTTCCGATAGTCGAGGCCGTTGTCTTTGAACCACCGTCTGGCTCCGCGAGCGCAGTATCCCGCCTTGGTGATGTCGCCCATTCTAATGTTATCACTCATCGACGTATCCTCACCATTCTGCGGTTGGTAGATTTGTCCGTGAAGTGGCCTACGTTCGGACCTTTGATCCGCGAGTCACCCCAGAGAATCGGAATAGGTCTCCCAGCTTCCGACGTGGGTGCTTGAATATCTTCCGCAGACGGAGGGGCCGGTGCTCGTGGCGTCGGTGCCAACAAGTATCCGACTACTTGGAGGGCGATCGATACGAGGAACAACGAGACGGGGTCGATACCGCGTTCGTCCTTCATGAATAGACGCCACTTCATCACCAGCCAAGACCGAGCCGTCCAACCCCCCTGTGGCGAGCTTATTTTTTCGATGGGTTCGAGAAGAGGCAAGTCTTGTAAACGCATTAGAAGTTGTTCCTGCTGATCGGGTTTTCTTCCGGGATGTGGTCCCAGCCTCCGAAATTGTTTATATTATTGTGGACCGTGGAGCAATCCCCTTCGTCTCCGGGAAGTCCGCTCAATCGGTTGCAACCCAAGGTGACTTCCAAGGGCGTTCCAGCAATCAGCCCGGTGGGTGTGTTGGAAATCCGGAGCGTACTTACGCCCACGACCTGAATAATAGATCGGAATTCTCGACCATTTGGGGTGTCCCAAGACACGGTGCCGTTCTGGAACCTGTCCGCAGTTATCTCGTCTCCGAAGGGGCCTGTTATGGCCAGTGATCCGATCGGAGTAGTGATGTCGAAACCTTCTACGTTGGTGGCGAACGTCTCCAAAGTCGCTGCAACCCGGTCCGCTCGGCAGTCTGGGCCGTAAAGCGAGAACGGACAACTGTACTGATAATTCCGGGTGGCGTTATTGCGTCTCAAAGATACCCCTGCCCACTCACAGTTGAAGGTAGTTTGGAGAGTGGGGGCCGGTTTCCCTGACAAAACTCGCCCAGTCCAGACAGTTTGGAACCTTTCCGCCTCCACCGGGTTAGTTCGGTGACCGCTTAAAACAACAAGGCTTACTGGATTGGGGGGCGGATGGAAACGGAATAGCTGGGAAATTTCTGTGTCGTTCGGCAGAGTTACAGTGAATTCTCTACGGCCTGAGATACCCCGATATTTAATTGCATCACGATCACACTCCACGGCTTCGTACAACACGTTATCGAATGTGATATCAGACTCGTTATTGGTGTAGCCGCGTATCTGTCCGGCCCCCGGACCGAATTGAAATCGGAGGAGGGTAACCGGCGATCCGGAGATACGCGAGCTGTCGAATAGTGTGAACAAATTTGTAGGCATGTCATTCTTCTCCGACGTCTATATCATCCAAGGGCTCAACCACTATAGACCTTATGGAAAGCGATATTTGGGCGGTCTCGTCAGTGATCCACTCTACTACCAGATCATCCGAGGTCAAGCGCCAGACGTTGAGCCAGCTCAATCGCTGCACTTGTTCCAACGGAATGTCTTCGTCCCAAGGTTCATTGAAAATCAGTTCGCTGGTGCCCGGATCGAAGCCCGTCTCGATAGAAAGAATAGCACGTTGAAATCTGCGACCGTCTAGGGTTTCCAGTTCAACCGCAACTTTCGAAGGATCGTCCCGGTAGATTTCAAATACATCTTCACCTTCTACAGTGACGCTTGTCTGGCCGGTCTGGATCGGGGCTACTAAGTTAAAGTCCGGTAGACGCATAGACCTCCAAAACTCCCCCACGCGCCCTCTCTGGCGCAGGAAGAAGCGTTCTATCTCGAACACTTCATCAAGGTCGAACTGGTCGAACGCCATTTGGAAGATTTCCGGAGTGTATTCTAGGAAAGACACTTCCCGGATACGCCCGCGATTCATATCGCTGACGATACGTTCTTTAACGTAGGAGAGGTCTTGGGGTCCGGCCCACGACTCTTCGATGTCAAACAATTCGCGACCTTGGAAAGATCGGATTGGCAGTCCGGGTTCGTACAACATTTCTTGACCCGGATCGACTGCAAACTCGATTTGTATTTCAGCGAGGTTATTAGTCAAAACGGAGACGCGGGTATTCGCGCTCAATCGACCGTTCAACCCGCGGTAAACCACCGTTCCGATAGGCCATACTCGCCCGGCCTGCGCCTGAGTCGTGAAACCCGTTAGCGTTACTTCATCTATCGTGGTCAGAAGAAATTCTTCGTCCTCGTTTTTGTTTCCTCTGATATGGATAAACACGGTGGCCCCGGGTGCTATCCACGGTCTGCCTTGTTCGATCGTAAATTCGGTTGAGTCTGCTGCGGTCGGAGCTGACAGTTGCACGTTTGAAACCCAATCGGGCATAGCCGTTATCAAATCTGGATTAGATTGAAAGAACCTAATCATCTTCTGTATACGGAAGAAGAACCCTGTGTGAGTATATCTCAAAGAAATGCGCGGAACGTCTCTTAACTGCCGACGAGTCTCCCTTTGGGTGCGCCCTGTGGCAATGTCCGAAAGGAAAGAATAGGTGCGTCTGACGGGCTCCCGCCAGTTTGGTATTAGGAATAATTGCCCGGACCGCGTACCGGTAATAGGCAGGGTGGCAGAGTTGTCTTGGTCGAATAACAGTTGGGCTGATGCGTCGATATCCGGAGGTCCTGCGGGGGAGAACACGAACTCGTAATCTACCAGTTGCAGAGGGAGGAAAGTTGTCACGGGTTCCGGCCCGTTCAACTCAATTCCTTCAAATCCTACGAGGTTTATGCCTTGCAGTTCCCGAGGTTCCAGAAACGCGTTCCAGAGCAAAACACCCACGCGAGTATCTGTCGCCACCGACTGAAGGTTGACGGCAGGTGGGATGAAATAGATCGCGTTAAAAAAGTCTTCCTCGTACGCGCGAAGGTCACACGCAGATGTTGTTCGGGGAACCGGCTGCACAACACCGTCGAACGTGAACCCCGAAGCGCGGCATAACTCTGCCTCATCCACAGACCAAGAGCCCTGTAGACTGGTTCGCACAGGCGAAACATCGTACTGCAAAGAGATCGATAGGGGGCAAGTGGACGCCGGGATAATCATGTATTCAGGTTCTCCGGAAAGGCCATTCCGGCGAAGACAGAAGTCTCGTCAGCCGGGTATGAATTGCTGTTCGGGCCTTGTCCTACGGAAGTGGACGGGCTCTTGCGGAATTCCGGGAAGACGCGCCAGTTGATCGCCCCGACGGTGATTTGCTGGGTGGGTTCGAGATTAGTTATGTTGACTGACCGTGCCCCGGCTGGATGCCCCAAAGGTCTGAGGAAACGCGGGCTTCCGAAGCCTTCGTAAAGGTTCACAGGGTTGATCAAGACGGCTGCCGCGAAGTGTTGTTGTCCGAATGTCAGTAGCGTGTCGTTGATGTTATCGAAGTTCCCTCCGATCACTGATCCGATATCGATGTTGTCCACCTCGTCGCTATTGGAGCTGGAAATAGTCGCCCTGAACGGTTTGAAGTCTGTCGGAGAGTCCGGGTGAACGACATGGACCCAGCCTACTCGGTTTTCATTGAGATAAGACTGGGTGCCTTTGAACAGAAATTTATTGTCGCTGGTAGTGACAGGAAACGAAAAGTCCGTTGTTTCAGGTTCATGGTTGTTAGCCGCTATGACTTCTCCGCCTGTATAGTTCCCTTTACGGACCATGTTCCCGATGTAGAACATGCGAAACCGGTTGAACCCGAATTCAATCACGCCCGCAATAAAGGCGTTCCCATCTTCCGTTCCGGAAAAGAGAAACAATCGGGTCGGAAGAGGGGTCTCAGGGCTAGTCACAGTTCCATTCAGACGGATGTTGTTGGCACGGGCTAGGTTGCCCGGATCGGCTGAAGACTCTAAGTCCAAAGAACCAAAACCATTACCGCCGTTATCCTGCCCGAACACGCTGATGGGCAGGCCGCCTCCCGGGCGCGTGAGAATCGGACGTGTCGGGGCTGTGTTGTCTACACCCCATCCNCTCCCGGGCGCGTGAGAATCGGACGTGTCGGGTCTGTGTTGTCTACACCCCATCCTTCCGTGGTGGCGAGCGAGGCTACCAAGGGAGGGATTTCAGCGAGTGCGGCGATATTGCTAAGAACAAACATGGGAGTTCCTTACTGTAAACGAATGGCGTGATAATCGTGCCCGGCGGCACGGAAGGTATTTTGTAGAACCAAATGTTGCACCCCGTCTATTGTCAAGATGTTTTCGGCGACATTGTTCACGCCCTGACAAGCCAGAACTCCGTCCAAGATACCGAACACTTGGTTTGTCGGTTGGCTCTGGAACAGGGTCACTGGTTGGGTGGCGAAATCTCCCCCGTAGGCGCTGATTTGTTCCGTCAACGCCTCTTCACTAGCAGGAGCGTTGCGAGTGATGAAATCCGGACCTGACTCATATGGGTGACACATCACGTCATTAAACACTACGCTGCCGGACGCACCACTCAGCGTACCGGACAAAGGTCTCCACGCACCGTTTGGGTCGATTAGATAAGCTGGAGAACTCGTTACGTTACCTGTCGTTGTTGATCGAAAACCATGGAGGTAATCGTTGTGATCCGTGCTGGTTGAGCGCCATGTGGTCGCGTCCGATCTTGAAGACTCACCTGTGGTGCCTCCTACCAGTAGTGGATATGGGTAACTCGGGGGTTGCGCATACGGAAGTATGAGCCCGGCATGGGCTGATTGGTATACGGTACTAATGCGGTGCGCCATCAAAACCCTACGCCCGTTAGCGACGAACCAATATTCAAACGGTGAAGCATCAAGGAAGAACCTTACATCGGGAGACGGGTTCAGATGCCCTTCCCACATCTCTGCGCTCGGGATTATGCCCGTAAAACCTCGCATAACCATGTCGTATAGATTTGCAGCGATGTTGAAACGCAAGTCAAATCCAACGAAGATTTCATCCTGCCCGGCCAGACCCGGGGCTGATAGGACCACTTCATTCGGGTCACTGGGGTTGTTGTTCCAAACCAATGTCCAGTTCTCGCCCGCGGCGACCAGATCGGGGTCGTTCTGCAAGAAATCAAGCAGGCGGTTGAAGTAGTCTTCATGCCCCATCGCGATACCATTTTGAACAGCCATTTACTTCGCTCCTATCGATCTAATGTCGCGTTAATATCTTCTGCGTCGCGACGAATGTAATTCAACACCACCCTTTGTCCCGGTGTATCGGCCAAGGCCGCTTCCAAGATGTCCGCAGGTTCTATCACATTCACGATCTTAACGTCCATGGCTCCTCCTCCGGCACCTTGACCTCGGATGCCTGCAACCGTATTGCCGAGGTTGGCTGAATGGAAGGGGTTATCCCGAGTAAGAACGTCTTCGTCGGTTTTGATGATCGCAGCCATCTCACCGGTGGAGAGACCTGTTCGACCTTGGTGGAATTTGGGTGCTCCGGCAAAAACTGAAGCGTCTACGCTCCGTGAACGGTTGCTGGATTTACCACCTTTTTTGCCCTCATGAGCCACGATGCCGCGGATAAGATTTCCGCCGCCAGTGCCGCCACCGATACCGCCGAGACCGAGAGCCCCAAGAACCGCTTGCATAATCAAGGCCCGAGCGATTACTCGTCCAATTTCGATCAGCGTGTCCGAAGCGAACTGTCGTAGTGCACGACCCAACGCTTTGATTGGGTTCTCGCCGTTGGCGACGGCCTCCGCAAACTGAGACACTGCATCAGTCAGGTTATCGGCGATGATATTAGCCACTTGCATCACGGTGACTTGTGTTCCGGCCACTGTTTGTTGGGTCTTTTCAAATCCAGCGTTCAGTCGTTCTAGCGCGGTAATTGCTTCGTCCCCTCCGAGGTCTACAACATTCATGAGTAGATCACGAGCATCGTCTCGCGCCTTGACGATAACTTCGTCCAGCTCGTTGATCCGTCCTTGTAGCTGACTTACGTCCGCCTGATTGTTTTGTTGAATAGCCACGCCCAGTTGTTGCACTAGGAGTTTGCGCCTCTCTTCCAGATCAGCCAACACGGCCAGACCTTGCTGTGCGGCGGTTCTAGCGTCTGCCAATTGTCTCTCGGCTTCTCCTAGATTGAAGGTTGCAATCCGTAGGGCGCGAACTCTCTCGATACCCTCTTGTGCTTGTTGAGCTTCCAAGGGAGTCAAGTCGAGTTGGTTTACCTCTTGTTGCATTTCCTGAATGTCACGAGCGAGTTGTCCGGCAAAGTTTGTCGTACGGTCCGCCGAGGTGTCGTCACCACGCGTAGCTTCGTCAAGCGCGATCTGTGCCTCCGACACCGCTTCTACGATAGCTTCGAGACCTTCTTTGGCTTTCTCTGCACGCGTGGCTTCGAAAATCCGATTACCGAGTTCTTCGTAGGTGGTGCCGAGTTCTTCTGCCAAGGTTCTTTGTTGGTCTACGGATAATTCAGACAGGATGCCGTCCACGAAACTTGCTCGCTCCAGAAGGATTGCACTAAGTTCGTCGCCTTGGCTTCGAAGCTGGTCCAGCTCCAATTTAAGTTCGTCGCCTGCGATAGCTTCTTCCAGTCGTTCGCGAGCTTCCTTGAACGGGTCTCTTGCTTCGCGCGTCTGACGGGGTTTGTTGATCTCTGCAATCCGGGCCAAAGTTGCGTCGAGAATAGCTTGAAGTTCTTCAGCGCGTTGGGCGGTAGCCGGACCGATGAAAGGAATATTGGCTGTGAGCGCAGACAGTCGGGCAAACTGCTCGACTTGTGCTGTAAGCATTTCAATGTCGGCAGAAAGTCCCGCGGCTTCTAGGGTTTCACCTAGTGCCTCCAACTCTTCCGTCTTCTTTAATTCTGCCGCCAGCTTTGGGACGCCTTTGCTGATCTCTCTCAGGGTGTCGGACAAACTCACTAGATCAGGCGCAGCGTCTCTCAGGCTCGCGCCCAATTCGTCTGTCGAATTCGCCGCGGCGATAGTCGCGATGTCTGCAAGTTCCAGCTCTCCTCGGAGTTCCTTAACCTTGACGGCGTTGAGTTGTACTGCGGTACCGAGTTGCTGTCTGACTTCGATGTTCTCTTCAACCAGTTCGATGGTTCGGATGAATTTAGAATTCTCCGCGTCGCTGAAGTTCTGTGCCTCCGCAGCCCGTTGGGTGGCTAGTTCGAATTCCCGAGCGCTGATGGCCCCACCATCGAAAGCCACAGCCAACGCTTTGATCTCTTCCGCGAATTCCCGGGTGAACTGTGATCCGAAACGGTTGCCGCCGAACAGGTTGCCGATATCGACTCCTTCGACCCCATCGAAGAATTGTCCAAAGCCAGACCCTTGACCGGACTCACCTCTCAGCGTGAGGATGTTGTCCAACTGGGCTTCCAGACTGGCCGCCTCTTGTTGTAAAGCTCGCAGGTTTTGTCGTGCTTCCGCAGCCGTAAGTTGCGATAGTGCCTCGGCGTAATCTTCAATGGAATCCGCGCCGGTGTCGTACGTGTTTTTGAGCGCGTCGACAATACCCTTCTGACGTTCTAGTGCCTCGGCGGTCTCGTCTGCTTGTGTCGACAGGGCGGCCATGACTGTAGTGATGGCCACAACGGTCAGACCGATGCCTGTGGACGCTAAAGCCCCCTTCGTGGTATTAGCGAGCAGGCCGACACTGACGGCGGCAGAGCGAGCCCCGGCAGCCATCTGTCCCATGCTTACTGCGCCTGCCCGGATACCGGCGGCGGCTCCGAGAGCCAGCCTCCCGGCGCGTAGTATCTGAACCCCAAAGGCTCCTACGCTTGCGATAGTCCCGATGATGACCGGCAGGAATTTGACAGACATGAAGGCCACGAGACCAGTGAAGACCAATTGAAAATTTCGTATCGCGGCTTCTGCAAGTCCGAAAGCAAGACTGAAGCCCTGCCCGATGCTTCCCAAGAATGACTGGAAGTCTGCGGACTTCAATGTTTCTGTCGCTGTACGGATTAAACTGACGAACGATTCAAGGAAGCCTCCGTTGGCGAAAGCGATCTGTGACTCGAACAGGGCGTTTGCAAAACGTCCAAGCTCGGCGTTCAGAGATGTCAAAGACCCTGCCAATTGCGGTCCGAAGCGTTTCTCCAATTCTCCGGCGAAACCGACTAGAGCGGTCGATGACAACTCGCCGGTCTCGATCAGCTTAATTAGTTCGGCGGTAGAAATGTTCAATCCGTCGGCCATGATCTGGAGCGCACCCGGCAATCGGTCGCCCAATTGCTGTCGCAATTCTTCCATACTCACGACGCCTTTAGACGCAATCTGAGACAGCGCAGTCAGGGTGCCGGACATCTGGTCGGCTGTCAGATTGAGGACGCGACCTGCTTCTGCAACCCGGATGAAGATGGCGCGGGTTTCATCCTGAATAGGAGTATTCTTGGTGGCCGCAGCGAACTTAGTATAGTCCTCAGACAATTGCCCGAAACCAATCCCGAGTCGATCGGCGTTACGACGCAAGAAATCCAGCTCGCCGTTCACCGCATCGAAATCGCCGTCAAACACGGCGGCCAAGCTGTTTGTCGCGCCTTCCAGTTGTTGCACCGAATTGACTACGGCCCCTACGCCTTGGAATACCGCGAAGAAGCCCACGTATTGAGTCGCCAAGGACAGGACTTGTCCTCTGAGACGTTGGGTAATGGACAGTGCCCGCTTACCCTCGCCGAAGAACTGCCGTAGCGCAGCTGACAGGGTCCGGGTGCCGGTACCGGCGCGAACTGCCGCGGCTTGGAGTCTGGTTTGTTCCGCTGCCAGTCTGGCTGTCCGTTCCGAAGCGCGGTTGATGCTCGACTGATACCGGTTGATGCTTTGACGAATGCGCTCGACAGCTCTCTGACCGCGTTCTTGTTCAGCGGTGAACCGCGCCTGCCGAGCTGCGATTTCATTCACGTCCGTGGCTGTCTCACGGGATATCATCCCGAGGCGTGCAAGGGTTTGCTGCTGTTCGATATACTCTTGTCTGAGGGCTTCGGCCAAACCCCGTTGGTCTTGGAATGCCTTCTCCAGCCGATCGCTCTCGGCACGAAGCTCGCGGGTCTTTTGGGCACTTTCACCCAGAGTGACTTGGTATTCATCCGCAGCGCGTTGTGCTTGCAGGAACTCTTGTTCGGCAGGACCTACCCCGGCTTGGGCCGAGTTGAAGTCTACCCCGGCGGTGCCTGTCAACTGCCGTTGGGCCGCGACCGCTCTTTGCAACTCTACCGCGGCAGACCGACCCAATTCTTGGAGAGCGTCTTCCGCTCGCCCGGCTTCGACGCCCATTTTGAGAAGGGCCGCTCTGGCTGAAACCAGTTTTTGGTTCTGATCGACGATCCGGTCTCCGGCGTTATCCGCCGCCGTGGCCAATCTTTTCTCTTCGGCCACCAGATCGCGTACACGCCCGCGCGCGGTGGCGAGGTTGTTCTCAAGTGCCTGAACCGCCGCTGCTTGACGTTTGAACGCCTGTTCAGCGCGTTCCGCTGCCGCCAGTTGTTCTGGGGTCGCCGTACCGCCGGATGCCTCTGCTCGGGCTATGGGGCGGTTTGCGCGGTTAAGTTCGGTTCTTAGCGCATTCCGGGTGGCTCGTTCCTTGGACAGAGCGGCCTCCAGCGCGATCACTGACCGGCGCTCAACTTCCACTGCCGAGGCCGACTCTTTGGAACGTCGAGCGTATTCTACTTGGCTGCGGGTCGCTTCTTCAAGGCCTTCTTCCAACCGGCGGGTGGCGGCTCGGGCCTTCTCAAACTGGGTCTCCAGTTGTTCCCCGACGTTGTTGCCGCGGAGGGTTTGTTGAAGTGTGCCAAGGGTAGAGCCGAAGGCCGTGAGGGAGTTGGACGTCTGGTCGGCGGAATCCATCGCACCCATCTGGGCTTCCCGGAGGGCGACTAGCGCCTCTCTGACCGCGTCGGTGGCTTGGGAAGCCTTGTCCGTCGCGGAGATGACCATTTTGATGTCACGACTGGCCATGGCTTATCCTCTCTACGACTTGAGTTTGTTGACTGCCTCGGTAAAACTTTTGGCAGCCTTCTCGTTTAGAACAGAACTCATCGCATGTTGCAAGAGTCCGGCTTCGTCTGCGATCATATTGTTGACCCTTCTTCGCACCAGAATTGTCTCATACATCACCCCAGACAGGGGGTAAATACGGGCATGTGGATGCCCGTGAGCCAACAACAAGCTTATTGATTTGCGGTAGTCGAAGTACCAGTCGTCGAAGGTAGCGGGGTGTTTTGCAGCCTGCTTGTTGTTGCCATGACGTTTTCGAACATCTTTACCGCCACGGCCAAGAACTTTTCCAAACTCTCCTCGCCGCTGAACGTGGCCTCGGCGATTTTGGTTAAAGAAACCAACTGGACTGTGATCGGCAAGCTCTTTGCAGTTGCTGCTTTGACCCTACCGTCGGTCACCAGTTCGATCAAGTCCACGTACAATTCAGGCATGTCACCCAAGACGCGGTTGAAAGTTTCTCCGGTTTCCCCTTCTGCCAGATCGAAATCTTGGGAGATGAAATCTTTATACAAAAGGGCGATGTTGGGGGCGTGGTCGGCCATCAGCCGGGCCAAGTCGGTCATGTTCACACCGCGAACATCGAAACCGTTGTTTTCTTTTTCAGGATGGGGGACTGGCACACGGACATGTGGGATAAAAATCTGTAGGTCGTCGGACATTTTAATTCTCTCTGGGCTTGAGATTGATGGTAATGCAGCCCCCGGCTTACCATTCGATGGGAACGCCGGGGGCTGACCGAGCAGCATGCTACACGGGGGTTACTAGACGGCTGGTTGGCCGTCAACAAGGATGGCTGGCAATCCGGGGAGTGTCAGAACCTCGATATCGAACGGCACAGTCTGCCAGTCGTCAGTGATGAAGTTGAAGTCACCGTTCGGACGTACTTTGACGTACGGGAACAGGTAGACCTTGTCTTCGCCAGTTGGGTTGTCTTCGATATATTGAAGCGCGCCTTCGACCGGCTCGTTGCCCGAGATGACACGGGAACGTGTTTGCGCTTGGACATCGTAGTCGATCAGAATGTCGTCGCCTGCGGAAATTGCGCCGCCTTCGACGATTTCAACCAGACCCGCTTGCGGCTGGACAACATAGTCAGTGGTTTCAGCGAAGGTAGTCAGGCCGTCAGAGCTGGTCACAACCACGTTTTCTACACCCCGGATACCGGAGATGTTTGTGGCGGTTTTACCAACTTGGATGTAGACACCCTGCTTACTGACAGTGTGAGCTTCGTCCGTGACTGAGGACGCCAGTTGATCGAGCGTGGTTTGCTCACCGAGGAAGAACCGGGCGAGATTTTCAGGGTCGATGTTATCCGAAGTGATGGTCGCCGAGCGGTCGACTTTGATTTCGGTTGAGTCGTCTTGTTCACGGATGCCTCCAGTCGACCGATAGTGGTCGAGTGTTTCGGTTTCGACGTTCACGGAGAAATCCGGGACGTTTCCGATAAACAAAAATTCGCTTGCTGCGAAAATGCCACCGTCTTCGATTGGGGGGCAAGGTGCGAGAAACAGACGGCCACGGGATAGTACCAGTTCTGTTTCAGAGAGAGTGCTAATAGCCATATCTGAATTCTCCTATAGGTGTTAAATGTCTTCTACCGCGACGACAAGTCGATTGTCAACGGTATCCAGAAGACCGCGTAGTTAGACCGTTTCTCATCTGCACCAACAACCCCACGGTCGAAACGGATATTGGCGATTTGTTTAATGCCGAAAATGAAGTTCGGAGCACGACCGCTTCCGCGGGGAGTTCTCAGTCCTCGTAGGCGACAAAGTATATCTTCTTTGAGACAGTACGCGTCCCGAGTCAAGAACCTGTCGGTTTTGTCTTTTATTGGAACGAAGGCTTGTATGAACAAACCCCAATCCCCCGATGTTTCACCCCCGGCTCGGATTGATTGTTGGCGCTCGTCTTCTGGCAAAGGATTTTCCAGAATCAAGACTGCCAATTCGTCCGGATCGGCGTCTTCGTCATCCAACACTGTTCGACCTATGTGGACTTTTCCCAGAAGGGTGTTGAAATACTCTTCCCCCTCCACGATCTCTTCCAACGCGTCTTTCAGGGCTTCCAATATAGTAACTTGAATCGGTTCAGCGGGCATGACTTTACAACTCCAATTGTCTTAGCAGCTCAACTTCAAGGAAGTCGGCGGCGGGTTCAGCTTCCATCTCCGAGACGTCTCGGAAAACTTGATCGACGGACGGTCCGAACAGAAGGTACAGTCCGTTGGAGACCCTACGCGTTTGTCTCTTGTTGCGCAAGGTTTGTCCNGACGGACGGTCCGAACAGAAGGTACAGTCCGCTGGAGACCCTACGCGTTTGTCTCTTGTTGCGCAAGGTTTGTCCGGGGCCGAGGCGAACTGCCAGCCCCATGTTGTTACGTGTCTCGATATCCGCGGTGCCAGACCGGAGCTTAATAAGAAAAGCCCCCGGGATGGTTGAGATTTTACCGGGTTTGACTTGGAGTCGAACTTCGCGTCCCCGGCGAGGGGTGTTCTGGGCAAACCGGGCAAGGGACGTAGGCCGACCTCGTCCAGTAATTTCGCCGGTCAATGTCGTGGGGTTCGACCGCTTGGTAACACTCAAACGACCGGTACGCGGGGACAGATAGCCCGAAGGAAAGGCCACTTGTTCGCGGATAGAACTCGCCGATCGGGTGCGGGTTCTGTCGAGAGTTCTGTTGATAGCTCGACTCGCGACTCGGCGAGTTTTAACCGAAGCGTCTTCCAAGTCGCGTATGAAGACGTCGTCGCCTTCGACTTCGATTAGGTACTGACCGGGCATGTCTCTGGCACCTCGGGTAGTGGGAATGTGCAGGCTTTGCGATCTGACACTCGCGTGACATTGACGTTAATGGTGATACCGTGAACCGGCTCCCGGTCGGTGATCTCGTACGCGAGTGGGAGGCCGTCTTCGTCTTCGGCCCTAACGATCGTTCCCTTGGCGAGAATGTCTTTCCAAGTTGTGAAGCCAGAGTTGACGTAAGACTCGTTGGCCGGTCCGAAGTCAGATAACCGGAATACTATCTTGGGAGTGTTTTCGTGGAGTTCAGTGAACTCTAAGCTGGTTCCTTTGACGTCCCCGACAAGTCGAAGTTCGTCATGGATGCGAGCTTTGATGAGCTGGATCGTGCAATCGGTTCCAGCCACAGTGACAGACACGTATTCTCCGAGGCGATCATGCAGATCGCCCCGGAATTTTCTACGCAGCTTTCGGATTTCCGACATCGGCTTATTCGAAGGTGGTGAGGTCTTCTTCGCCTTCGCCTTCGCCTTCGCCTTCAGCTTTGTTGGCGCTGTCGATTACTTGGGTCAGAGTCGTGTCACCTTCCGCAACAGCGGGGGCGGCAACCTCGTCTTCGGACCAGACGCGCGCAGCGGGTAGTGCCCGACCTTCACGGCTTGTCAGTCGTTCGAGGGTGGCTTCATCAGCGACCGAGAAACGGGTGTTTGGGTAGATGATTTGCGTCTCGCCTTTGATAGACGGATGCGGTCGAACGACCGTACCGATGGCAATCAGCTCAACTGGGAATTCGGTGTTATCAGACATGGTAATTACCTTTCAAAATGGTCTGTTGACTGGGCAAGTAGGGGGCTGTCCATGCGGTAGACAGCCCCCCAGCCAACTAGACGACGCGTGCCCTAAGCGTCGCGTTGGGGTTGATTGGGAAGACCATTGGTGCGCTCTCGTGGCAGAGGAACACGTCACGACCGTCCTTTGTTTGATACATGTTCGGGAACATGGCCATGGACTTGAGGTCCGCAGCGAAGCTCTCGATTGTACCATAGGCGATCTGGCCTTTCACCATACGCGGGTTCAGAGCGACAACGTCACGGGGGTCCATGATGTTGACGATGTTACCTTGGTCGTCTTCGAAGTATTCGTTGTACGCATACACTTCGACGCCGTTGTTCAGTACACCGATAAGTTCGATATCTGTACCTTCCAGCACTTGACGATTGACGGCAGTCTTACCGCGGAAGTTCGCGATATCGACGTCCAGCTCTTCGCGGACTTGCTCGTTCTGACGGAATGCCTCGGCAGCGTCCACACCCATAACAAGGATAGTGAAACGTCCTTTGAAGCGGTTAGCCGCGGCAGGACCGGTTGGTCGGTGCATGATGCGGCGGAACGCGGTGAGATCATTCAGCGGATTGACGCCCGGGTCGGTCCAGAGTTGGCCCGGCAACAGCGTGATATCGTGCGCAGGGTCGCGACCGAAGTTGACGTTGTTGATGGAGTTGGTGTCATCGTATTGAACTTGCACGATGCCATCAGCGATCGCTTGGAAGCACATGACTTCCAGACGGATCATTTTGGCGTCTTCGTGTTGCTTGGTGATCTCTGCGATGCGGAACATCCAGCGCTCTTGGGGTGTCAAGGCTTTGCCTTGGCCAGCCGCACCAAGCTCACCGGCACCGATTTCACGGCGGCCTGTGAATTCAGACGCTTTAACAGCATCTTCCATCTTGATGTATGCGGGCTTGATCCGCTCAACCGTCTCGCGGTTGTTATAGATCGGAACACCGTCAGAGTCAGGACGAACAAACGGGGCGATCCGGCGGAGCGTGCTGATTTTGGAGAATTCAATCTCTTTGTCATCCGAGAAAATCGGAGCGTTGTTGAAAGCCATAGGCTTCCAGAATAGCTCCAGTTTAGAGTCCTCTTTGAAGGCTCCGAGCAGTTCTACCGGGGTGAAAATCGGAAACTGGTCTTGCATAGCTATTATCCTTTCAAGATTAGGGTGTGGTCGCTATTAGACCGCGCCGCCGGGGTGAGAGTTGATGATGATGTTTTCGAGACCGGCGACTGTTGCTTGCGCAAGAGCCAACGTAGTCAGCGAAGCGTCCAAGCCGATGCCTTCAAAGTTGAAGTTACCGGAAGTGGCCACGACCAGCTGGACATTGCCCGGGTTCGAGTCAAGGTCCTCTTGGGTCAGTTCGACCGCTGTGACGCCAACCGCTGTCTCGCCTGCCGCGGCTAGAGTGCCGTCAGCTTTAACGAGAGAGTAGATTGGAACCGGTGTGGTTACACCGGGAATACGAATACGCGCACCGAAGACCGGTGTAGACGCATGGATGACAGCAACATCGGCGACCCGAGCAGTACGGGAGTAACGCGGGGTGCCGAAGTTGTTGTCGAAGATATTGAGAGAAGGCATTTTGTAATCTCCTGTTTGTTTTGGTTTAGCTAGAGTTCACTAGCGGCGCAACCCCTTATTCGCCGAGAGCGTTCCGAGCAGCGGCGAGCGCGGCTTGGTTTTTCTCAACTTTGGTTTTGGGTTCAGGGGTGTCGGCAGTGGTCACTTCCGGATTGTCCGTGGTTGCCATCGCCGCATTAAATTCAGCACCGGGAGTTTCGGTGGTCGCTTCAGGGGTGACCTCCGTTTCCTTGGCTTCGGTAGTTTCGGCGACTTTCGGGGCCGAAGTAGCCAGCGTAGCGTCGATAGCTTCGGCGGTCATATCGGTATTACCCAAAAGATGTTGTGCGAGGTCTTCACGACCAGCATAATTGTCAGAAGCGAGCACTGCGCTAAAGCGCGTACGTTCTGCGGCGGCTCCGTCCGCACGAGCAGCGGCGAGCGCGGCTGTGTTGTCTGGGGCCTCGGCAGTTGTAGTGTCGGCAGGCTTTGCGGTTGCCGTTGTTTTCGGCGTTTCACTTGGTTTGGCCATGGAATCTTCTCCGTCGTTGGCAACGGGCGTAATGCCCACTTCGTTTTGATCGGTATCGACGTCAGTGTCCATGCGATCAGCGAACTTGTTCTCGATAGCTTCTTCCACTGTAAATGTCAAAGCCTCTGTGCTCCGTACGGAATCTGAAGAGATACCGCGGTTGCGCGCTACAGTATCTACGAAGATACCATAGGTTCTGTCAATGCGTGATTGGATACGCATTTTGACATCCTCCGGAAGCGGTTCGAAGGGGTTGCCATCGACCTTGTGCTTACCGGCGAATACTTGTGTGATTTTGACCCCTGCTTTTTCGAGCATTTTGGACATGTCCATCAAGGTCGTAACGACCCCGACCGAGCCGACGCCACTCATACGGGTCATAACGATTTCGTCCGCCGCAGACGCGATCGCAAAAGCTGCGGAATATCCGCCACCTTCGACAAAAGCTGTCATCGGTTTGGTTCCGCGCATGGCGAATATTTTGTCTGTGAGTTCAAAGCATCCCATCACAAGACCGCCGGGGCTGTCCACATCGAACATAATACGATCTACGTTGCCGTCTTGCATGCCTCGTAGAAGTGCTTGTTCGATAAATTCGTAACCGGTTGCGAAACGGAACGCATAGGGGAACTTGTTGAGCAAGACCCCTTGCACCGGGATAATCAAAGTGCCGTCGACGACCGTGTAGGGTCGTGCCCACGGGCAGTCTTCCCAGAAAGTTTCAGTAATCAACATAGCTTGTTGATCCGCGATCTGACCATCTTCGGCCAGCTCTTCGATCCGGGTTTCGGCTCGGATTTGATACTCTTCTGCCGTAGCAAGATCGTCTGGATTAACAAGCCAATACTGGTTGCGCGTCGTGGTTTCGGGTTTACTCATCGGGGACATCTCCTGTTGACGCTGTGTTTCCGGTTGAAGTGTT